CCACTAACCCTATTTTCTATAAAAGGAGGATCAAAGATGATCTTAACGAATAACACAACTGCACATGTGCAGTTTGACCTGCCCGCTGCATACGGAGGCACAACACTAACTCTATCGCCTGGCGGTGGCTCGACTACTATTCCAGACGATGGTTACTTTGCAATGCGCACAATCATCCTTGAGCTAGGATTGACTGTAATCCAGGATGGTGGCACCGGTGTAACAGCGATTACTGAGAACTTCGTCGCTACTACCGACCCTACTGCAACAGACGACGCTGCCTCAGGATATGCAGCAGGATCCAGGTGGATCAACACAGCAACTTCTACCGTCTTCGTCTGTCAGTCTCCTTCAACCGGGGCTGCTGTATGGGTAGCCACTGGCGCGCCAGCAGGAACAGATACCTTGAACGCCGTTGCTAACCCAACAGTAACTGACGACGTAACAGCAGGATACGCGGTTGGCTCAAACTGGTATAATACTTTAACAGGAAGAACATTCCTAGCAAGTGTTGTCACCGCAGGCGCTGCTGTGTGGTTACCGATATCAGTTCGTACAAAGTCAGCTACAGCTGATCCTACGGCCACTACAGACGCAGCCAATGGCTATGCTGTAGGAGATGTATGGATCAACACAACTACTGATAAACTGTTTACCTGTGTGGACGCCACAACAGGCGCCGCTATCTGGAAGCAGGGAGGAGGAGCAGTACAGTCCTCAAGTTTTGACATTATCAACATCCTAGCTACCACGCCTGTAGGAACCGCTATCACAGCGCCATCGGTACCATTGGGAGTAGACGCACCAACGTTCAACACGAGTACTGTCGTAGTACAGCTGAACGGATTTGAGCAAGTGAAAAGTGTAGATGCCCTCTGGGTTTCTAATACTTCCTTCTCTCTGTCCACCGAAGTTTACAGTGGTGACACTGTAACGATCAAACCGTAACTAAAGGAGAAGAATCTTGGCAATTAACCAGAATCAGATCAGAGACCACAGTGTAGTAGACGTAGCTGCAGCAGCCCTAGTAGGCCGCCCAAACGAGGTAGCATATGTAGCTTCCTTGAATAACCACTTCTACTACTCCATCGATGCACTGGCAGTAGCAGACGCTGTAACTACTTTTCCAGCACTTGGCACGAACGCCTTCTGGAAGGTAGTAGGAAACATCTCGTTGAAGGATAACTATGCGGGAACCGTTCCTCCTGTAGCAACTGACGACGCAGCAGCAGGCTACTCAGTTGGATCGAAGTGGGTTGATACTACCAGCAGTGACGTGTATATATGCACTGATAGTACTGCTGCATCCGCTGTATGGGTATTGATTTCAGGTGCAGATAACCCGTTGGCTTCTTCACATGACAACATCGCAGTAGCAGCTACCGTAGCTGCATCCGCCGCGCATACCACCACAGCAGCATTGGGAGCAAACGCAGCAGCATTCAACGCGTCAAAAGTACAGGTACTACTGAATGGCATCGAGTTAGTGAAAGGCACTGATGTAACCTACATCTCCGCTGTAACTTTCTCTCTGTCCGTTGCCACGTATCTTGGCGACACCATCACTGTACGATAAAGTAAGACTATCTAGGGGCAGGGCTACTACGGCCCTGTCCTATCCCTTAAGGAGGGTATGAAAATGATCAGCCAGAATCAAGTAAACAATTTCCACATCCTAACAGTAACAGCAGCCTCTTTAGTAGGCCGACCGAATGAGGTCTCACATATTGCCGAACTGGACGCGCTGTACCGGTATGAGGTAAATGCTGGAGCTATCGACAATGGCATCTCAATTATTCCTGCCTTAGGCGTCAACGCTCACTGGGTTCGTATCTCAGACGCAGTGAAATCAAACCTGGAGGCGGTCGTAGCCCCATCAATCACAGATGACTCTGCCTCTCTGTACGAAGTAGGATCCGTCTGGGTAGATACAGCCACAGATACTAGCTACGTCTGCTTGGACAATTCTGTTGGTGCCTCTGTATGGTCTCCGACCACTGGAGCAGGTGGACCACAGTCTAAGTACAATGCTACCGTAGCCCCAGCAATCACAGACGATTCCGCCTCTCTATATGAAGTAGGTTCCACGTGGGTTGATGTATTAACTGACTCTGCATATATCTGTGTGGATTCTACAGTCGGTGCTGCAGTATGGAATCTTATTAAGGATTCTAACACCTTTGGTGAGATTTCTATAGTTCAAGCCGCGCTAGCTACAACCACTAACAACTTCGGCGACACACATTATAACTTCGATACCGAGGCCTTTAAGCAAGGAACAGAACTATCGGTTGTCATTGGGGCCGCTAATACTGGCGGAAAGATCACAGGACTAAAAGCAGGGAAGTTGTATAGACTAGAGGCTAACATCCAGGGAAACTCGCCTGTTACGGGCGACACCGTCTTCCGCTTTGTGGACCTCACCGCTAACGCGCAGATTGGCTCTGCTTGGCAGCCGTTCTCTGGCAACCTCAACACCGCCGTAGGAGTCTTACCTTCTCAGGTTGCTTACTTCAAACCTACAGCGAACAGCGAAGTCGGAGTTGACGCCATAAGCGGAACTGTAGGAGAGATTGGTATTAGATCAACATTCTCTGTTACCGAGATTGCCACACAGACTACTACTACCGCATCCATCACAAATAACCTAGCAGCCACAACAGCACCAACAGTCACAGATGACAGTGGGTCTGGTTACGCTGTAGGGTCTGAGTGGGTTAACACCGCATCAGGTTCAGTATACATCTGTGTGGATGCAACAGCAGGCGCAGCAGTGTGGTCACAAGTAGATGGAGCAGCCACAGGAACACAGAACAACTACATTGCTACTGCAGCACCTGCTGTATCCGATGACAATACTGCTGGATACGCTGTAGGGTCTGTCTGGATTGACACCTCTGCGAGCGTCTCTTATGTCTGCGTAAACGCGGCCACAGGTGCATCAGTGTGGCATCAGATAGACGGTACGTCCGCAGGACCAAAGAATAACTTCAATACTAGTGCATACCCCTCTACCACTGACGACAGTAGCTCCCTTTATGAAATAGGATCCCTTTGGGTCAATAAGTCATCTAGGACGTCTTATATCTGCACAAGATCCACCAACAACGATGCAGCATGGAACCAGATAGACATCCCACCAGGGGCACAGAACAACTTAGCAGCTATCGTAGACCCCACAAATACTGATGATAATTCAGCGGGCTATATCTCTGGGTCACTCTGGGTTAACGTAGTTCAAAAAATCTCATACATCTGCGTAAGGTCCACCCTCAACGCTGCAGTATGGAACAGGATAGATTCAGGAGGAGGTGTATTAGACAACTTAACTGCTACTGTAGCCCCAACGTCCAGTGACGGGATTGGGCAAGGTTATTCTGTAGGTTCACGCTGGTTAGTAGCAAGCTCTAGCATTTTATACATTTGTGTGGATAATCTAGGCCAATCAACATGGGTGCCCATTGAGTCAGGCATGCAGAAACGGGGGACTAAGACATCTCCCTTCATGTTGCAAGATGGTATCTATAACCTAGACTCCTCCTTAAATTCGCCATTCATTATTACTATGCCCACTGCTTCTAATGCACAACGTAGGTATCAGTTTAACTGCACCAACGTAAGCACTAATGTGATAACTTTCGCGGTTCCCACAGGAGAATATCTTAATGGCGTACTTGATGGCACTGAAGTAGCAAGCATAGATGGTCAAATCATTTACATCACCGAAGTAGCTCCTACCCTCTGGGTACTTAAACGTCTGGGAGAGTCTGCCGGCACCCCTGTGTCATTACATCATGCACAAGCTATCGCGAATACGTTTGTGGCAACATTCTCAGGAGGCCTGCTAAACACAGCTTCAACTACAGTAAATGACCCGTTCGGCTTAGCAGCAGCACAAGGGTTCACTATAGCACAGGACGGTGTTTACAGACTATCCGCCAGCGTTCAGACACTCTTTCCAGGCGTCAGCTACTCTATCGTTGAGGGGGCTAATACGGTAGCTGTAACATATGCAGATATTATGGGCGACGTTGCTGCTGTAGAGTGGGTAGGGTCTTTAACCGCCGGAACGGTAGTTAACTTAGTATCGTCTACTCAGCTTGACACCCCTACTCGGGTCTCTTTCATGGTACAACAAATCCCGTCTTCCACCACTATCATAACTGAGTCGTATGCTATGGCTACTACGGAGCGAGTTACCAACCGTACTTGGATAGATGGAAAATCTATCTATGAGATGGTTATCCAAAGCCAAAATAACCTCGCAATAACTTCCACCACGACCTTTACAGCTATGATTTCGGAGCTACTACCTCAGTCGTCCTTCTTGGGTAGGTTAAGTAAAACTGCATCTACGGGGGAGTACCTGTACACTGGGGGTACCAATGCAAACTCCGTTGATGTCAAGATATTAACCAGCTCTGCTAATGTCTTTAATGGCTGTAGCATTATTGTGTCAGGTAAAGCCCTCCAATTCGGCTTTAATGCTGTACTGTACTATACCAAGTAATACTATCTAGGAAGAGGGGTTGAAAAGCCCCTCTTCTATCCCTTCAGGAGGGTATGAAATGAGCCTCAACCAGAACCAAATAAGCAATCTAAACATCACAACTATTGTTGCCGCAGCCCTAGTAGGCCGCCCAAACGAATTAGCCCACATCGCTGAGCTGGACGCACTGTTCCGTTTTGAAGTAAGTGCTGGATATCTCAATAATGGAATCTCAATTATTCCAGCAGTGGGTACAGACGCTCACTGGGTTCGCATCTCAGACGCAGTGAAATCAAACATGGTGGCTACCGTAGCCCCAGCAATCACAGACGACGCCGCCTCTCTATATGAAGTAGGCTCCACGTGGGTAGATACAGCCACAGATACTAGCTACGTCTGCTTGGATAATTCTGTTGGTGCTGCTGTATGGAGTATCTCAGCGGGAGGCCCGGTAGCAGTAGCACAAGCACTACACTTCGGATCAGTGTCGGACTCTACTGGAATCACAAACGTAGTTTTCCCTTATACTGCTGAATTCGATACCGCTCCAGGAACCGCCGTTGGTATCATAGTAGCAACCGCAACAAATAGCATGACCGTCGCTCGTTCAGGCAACTATACGGTATCTCTGGGAGCATCCTTCCGTGCACTGTCCAATATCAAAACAGCCACCCTTCATGTTAATGGTATCGCATCCACGGTAATCGCAGTGACTTCAGCGATTGCAAATAACCCTAACGCTTGCTCTGCCACAGCGCATCTAAGTTTGTCAGCTGGCGATGTTATCACTCTGATAATATCTTCTGCTTTTAGTGAGGTCGACGTGGACGTCTACGGCGCCTACATGTCATTAACTGAAATCCCTAGCCAGAACGTAACGAGCGCGTCAATAGCTAATAACTTGGTATCCGTAGTACCTCCTGCCATAACAGATGACAGCAGCCTAGGTTATACTGCTGGCTCCGTCTGGATTGACACCTCCGCAGGAATATCATACACCTGTACCAATGCGACACCGGGAGCAGCAGTGTGGTCAGTAACAGGCAGTACATCAGCAGGAAGTTCCGTATACGTGATTGCTGATTCTGGCGTAAACGTAGTAATGATTGATAATTACGAGTTCCGCTTTACCCCTGCTGGTAACAGGTACTTTGAGTGGCGCTACAACGATGGGGTTGGTGGCAGTATCAATCTGTCAGATAGTGTTACACTATCTCATATATCATCAGGAACTCAGTCACAGGCTAGGGCGGGGAGTCTTGGTTCTACTTTTGTACCTGTTTGGCTCGATATAAGCCTCAGTCTCACCATCAGTGGTGATTACCAAACTCTGTATTGGTCTGATGGTATTTCCAGGTACAAGTTTACTGGCATACTGAATAACGCCTTCGTAAGTAATGTATTCGAGATGACTAAATATTAAGCTTAGTACTCTAACATCAAAACGCCTTCTGAAGCTGGGCATCCGAAAGGGTGTCCAGACCAGAGTGCGCTTATACCAGAACAGGAGTACCCAATGACGGATGAGATAACAGAAAAAGCTGCCAGCTTGCTGAAAGATGAAGCGGCAGAAATAGCCTCTCAACTTTCTGACGGTGCAAAAGATTTACATACTGAGGTGCAGCAAAACCTCGTAACATCTGTATTCGATGGCGTGAAGTCTGGCGCAAGTAAAGCCTACGACTTCGTTATGGAGAACGCTAAAATTCTGATGGCCGTAGGTGCAGTTGCAACAGGAGGAGGAGCCACGGCTGTGGTATCCCCCACCACCTTGGGCTTATCTGCAGATACTTTCCAGGTCGTTAGAGAGGCTGTAATTCCCGATGCTCTGCTATCCGAAGCACAGAAGGAGTCAGACCGCTTACTCCCTACAGTCACTATGTCAGGATCCGGTACAACTGGTACTGCTGGTACTGACGGCATGGATGGAACAACTGGTACTGACGGCGTAGACGGCACAACTGGTACTGACGGGGTCGACGGGAAAGATGGGAAAGATGGAGAACCTGGTGCTAATGGCATAGACGGAAAAGATGGGAAGGATGGGATTGTCGGACAGGCTGGAGCATTCGGTCTTCAAGGTGTTGCTGGAGTAGCAGGAGTTGACGGCGTTGATGGTACCGACGGAGCTACGTTAGTGCTGAGAGGCGTGTGGAATACTTCCCTTGCTTACTCAACCCTCGACGTTGTTTCGCATGCGGGTGGAAGCTTCTCCGCAATACAGGCTAACACAGGAACTATCCCCTCGTCGGACGCTGCTATATGGTTACCACTAGCACAAGCTGGCACTCAAGGTTTAACAGGTGCTGATGGTGTTCAAGGCTTAGCAGGACCAACAGGTTTAACAGGTGCTACAGGAGCTGACGGTATTCAGGGTTTAACGGGAGCTGCCGGTATTCAAGGCTTAGCAGGAGCTACCGGTATTCAGGGTTTAACGGGAGCTGACGGTATTCAAGGTTTAACGGGAGCTGCCGGTATTCAAGGTTTAACGGGAGCTGCCGGTATTCAAGGCTTAGCAGGTACTACTGGAACTCCCGGAAACACTGTGCTCAATGGGAGCGCAGATCCCCTCATAGCAGACGGAGTATTAGGAGACTTCTATCTAAATACTACAACATCTACCATGTTTGGTCCTAAAGCAATAGCAGGGTGGGTAAGTAATTCGTCTTTGGTGGGCATTACCGGATCACAGGGTATTCAAGGTATTACTGGACCAACGGGGTCACAGGGTATTCAAGGTGCTACTGGCTCTACTGGACCAACAGGGTTAACGGGATCACAGGGTGTTCAAGGTGTCGCTGGTATTCAAGGTGCAGTAGGAGCAACTGGATCAAACATCTCCGCAGCTGCAGCATATGGGTCAATGTCAAATTCAGGCGACACTGTGGTTTCTGTATATCCTCACACTCTCGTGTTTGGTACTATCACAGGATTATCCTCTGGTATTACAGCAAGCACTACAACTAACTCATTGACTATTGTGAGCGCGGGTACTTACTTTCTCTCGTCTTCGGTTGTTATCAGAGCATCTTCGAACAATAAACTGGTGACCATATTCGTGAATGGGGTAGCATCCACTATCACAGGAAGGGGCGGAGCAACAGTAAATTCTCCTACCTTTGTACTAGCGAAAGGAGTACTGACCGTGGCAGCAGGTGATGTCATCACATCTGTACTCACTTCCTCAGCCGGGGATAACATAACTGTTACTGGTAGCACACTCTCGATAGTTTCAGTAGGAGCCGCAGGAGCGCAAGGGGTGCCAGGCACACAAGGAGTGTCAGGTACACCAGGCGCAGATGGAAGTATAGGTTTAACAGGTCCCCAAGGATTAACTGGCTCTGCAGGTATTCAAGGTTTATCAGGAGCAGCAGGCGCACAAGGAGTAGGGGCGGTGACTCAAGCTACTGCTCCAATCAATCCTGCTAATGGCGATGCTTGGTACGATACCACTAATGCGCTACTGATGATATTCAGTGGCGGCGTGTGGAATAGGGCTGTTCCTGTAAGTACTTCGGGAAGTTCCGTATATGCTGTTGCTGATGCGGAAGTAGTGGTAACACTGATTGATAACTATGAGTTCCGTTTTACTCAGGCAGGCCTCAAAAACTTCGAGTGGCGCTACAACGATGGAGCAGGCGGCACTATTACCATATCTGAGGGTGTTACTTATCATCATAGGTCACTAGGAACGGGAGTACAGCCCCGTGTAGGGACTATTGGCTCTACGTTTACCCCTGTTTGGAACAATCAAATAGCTATCACCATTGGCGGTGATTACCAAACGCTGTATTGGTCGGATGGCACTTCCAGGTACAGGTTCACTGGCATACTGGGTGACTTCTTCGTAAATAGCGTATTCGAGATGAAGAAATTCTAAACTAACTACCTGAATTGAATATTAAAGGAGATCCACATGATGGACAGAGCGACCAAAGTACTAGCAGTCTTTCTAGTACTATTAGGACTGATAACCTTTGGGCATTCTGCAGAGGGTGCCGGCGTGGTAAAATCAGATCTGATAACTCTAAATGTTGACAAGGTGGAGTTGAAAGGTTTTATCCTTCTAGTGTCAAAAATACTGAATCTGAACGTACTACTGGATAAGCAGGTTTCAGGGGAAGTAACCGTACATGTGACTAATGGTATGTCCAAACCTCAACTTCGCTTGCTCCTAGATTCAGTGCTTGAGATGAACCGTCTGACGTCGGTTGAGAATAATGGATACCTGAAGATAGTTCCGAGAATTGCAGCAAATGGTGGTATTGGCGGTATCTCAGGCGAGAATATAGTAACCTCCATTTATAATCTACTATACATCTCGCCAACAAAGGCGGCGGCTATAATCACACCTCTCCTATCCCGTGATGGGAAACTTATAACTCCATTGGGGTTAGGAATGATCATCATTACTGATAGCGGCGTAAACATTAAGAAGATGTATTCACTGCTGCAAGTACTTGACTCGTCTTCCGCTAATACTATTAGGGTCATTCAATTGAAGAATGTGAATGCAGATGTAGCAGCTTTATCTGTGAAAACCCTCTACCAAGAAAACGAAGTGAGGGTGATTGCTAATACTGTAAACAATACTTTAATATTGGTAGGTGCTAGATCAGCAGTTACAAATGCAGTAACTATGATGAAAGCGGTAGACCTTCCTCCTACTCCGGTATCCTTATCTCGAGTAGAGCTTATTCTGGTCGAGCATACTAAAGCTGATAATGTACTGTCCGTCCTATCAACATTGCCCTCCCTTACCAAAGAAGTGGAGATAGCGGTAGACAAGATCCGGAACGCCATAGTCCTGTCCGGACCAGAAGGCAGCAAGAAAAAGATTAGATTGCTAATATCCAAATTAGATACACCCAGGCAGCAGATACTAGTAGAGATGATTATAGTTGAAGTAGCGGGAGATACTTCACTGGCGTTTGGAATTGACTGGGTTCTAAACAACTCCCCTACAGCTGGCGGAGGGGTCGGTGCAGGGAATGTTGCCATTGGAGATCAGCTCCTAGATACTGGAAAAAGTCTAGTAGTGGGATTGTTCACTGGTAACCCGCTATCTTTTGGCGGTATTTTGAAGGCTTTGAAAGTTAATACCGAGGCCAACATCTTATCGGTACCGTCCGTGCTTGTCTTGAGTAATGAAGAAGCAAGACTCTCCGTAGGCCAGAATGTTCCATTCGTTACTGGAAGTCAGGGGGGCACTCAGGGTGCTAATCCTTTCCAAACAATAGAAAGAAAAGATGTGGGACTGTCTCTTGTAGTCACCCCTCGTGCATTAGGAAATGGAGATATTGAACTAATTATCGAGCAAGAAATCAGCTCCATCTCCCCTTCCACAATAGCCTCTGATATCATAACCAACAAGAGGTCATTAAAAACAATAGCAGTAGCTGAGGATGGCGGGATACTAGTATTGGGTGGGTTGGTACAAAATTCTGATACCGACACTACAGCGGGGATTCCCCTCCTTGGTGACATCCCTTTTGCAGGGAGACTGTTTGCACAAACTGAGAACAAGACTAATAAAGTCAATCTCATGATATTCATCCACCCGACTATTATAACACATCCGCAGGAGCTCACGGGTGAGAGGTTGATGACCACTGAAAGATTATTTCCTAACATGAAAGGATTACTATATCTACCGGAGTAGCTCGAGTGACATACTTAATTATCCTTATACTGATACTTGCAGGGTGCGCTTCTCCTGTAGCAACACTAACAGAGAACGTGCCCGTGCCTGTCAAGCAGCAAGAGAGGAAGTACGTGCCCTTAGGACTAAAGCCGTTTCAATGGCTCAACCCTGGTACCGGTACTCCCTATATGTGCGTTGATAAAAAAAACTTCGGCATATTGGCGAATGATTTTAATACGTTGATTCAAGACAGGAAGAACCAATTCTAACGCCTTGTGCTCCCTAAAGCATACTAAGGTGTCAGTTTCAATTAAAAACGCGTGTACGACCACTAGAAACGCGTGTAGTGAGGTGAGAATGGCTAACTTTATGATGACACTAGGTGTCGCGACTACAATAGCTGGAGGTATCGTAGCCGCAGAAGACAGATACGCCAATGCTTCTCGAGTTGCAGCATCTTTGTCAGAACAGAAAGCCTCTGGAATTGCAACCTCAAAAGCTTTGGTTGAGTACACCCGACTGACAAACTTCTACCGGTACCGACTTGCAAGTGATCTCAGGTGGGTGGATATGGATCTGTCAGAGGCTAATGGCGAGCTAGAAGTTCTGAAATCCAACTCGGCTACCCTCACAGCCAACCAACGTGTCTATGCTCGGACACTAGAGCAGAAAATCGGTAGGCTGCTGAAATTGCAAGAATCGATAGATACGCAACTACAAGAGCTAGAGCTACTATGAAGTTCGCGGCCTTGATACTTGTATTTTCGCTGTCCTACCAAACACACGCGGCTACCTACGAGGATCGTTACTTGGTGTCGGAACTGACTAGGGTAGAGCAATCAATTGAACGCAGGCATTCTCGTGTGGTCGCATTGACAAGGAACGACCTTACTCCTAACCAACGCCGGTACAAGAAGTTCAACCTGTACCTGATCAAAAGATTGGAGAAGAAAAAGAAAAAGTTAGAACAACAGATCAAAAATAGAGCCTTCAAGGCCCACGGAGAACCGAAATGACTACAGTTATAAAACCCGAAGAACCTACAGTAAAAGGAGTCGACCTGCATGGTGCTGACGTAGCAACAGCTAGTCACCCTGATTTAGCAGATATGCCTATCTCTGAAGTAGAAGATATTGCAGTACAGGCACTCCAGGACGTGGCGGACATGACGGCTAAGCAGGATGACCTGTCTGAGCGTATTCTTGCTCTAGCTGAGAAGGAAGCTATCACAGAGGCAGTACAGGCTAGAGCCATCAGCCAGAATCTGACCATTGACGCGCGAGAGCTGGAAGTAGCAGAACGTGAACAGGGTGTACAAGACATGCTAGACGGTCATGTTCCTGTTCCTCCCATGCCTGAAGCAGTAGCAAACGCAATACAGAAGACTCCCATGGCCACTCGCATGGCCTGCGGAATTGATACAGCGTCCCAAGGAATCCTTGATTACGTCATCAAGATTTATGGTGAGTTCCGAGTAGCAATCATCGCAGTAATTGCTATGATGCTTTACATGACTAACACGCTACTTACTGATATTTTGTCCATGAAACCCGAGAATGTTTCAGTAGAAGTTATGGGTATCGTCATGGCGTTTATTGCAGGTGTTCTTGCTACGGTGAAGATGTTTGTTACTGACAGACAATCAGATTCTGCTGACAGACGTGAACATGCCCAGGAAGTTGAAATGCTGAAACTGAAAGCCAAGCTCGGAGAATAAGAATGCCTTTAACTATTAGAGAACTCCAAATCAGACTAGCCGCCTTCGGTGCTGGCGTGCCGGATAACTATCCAGGTAAGAATACCACGATGGCAATTAAAGGTTTCCAGCAGCATGTCATGGGGGATAGCAACCCTGATGGAATCGTAGGCCCTGCTACAGAGTTAGCATTACAACAGGCGTGGGACAAATACAAACCATCTCTTGCTGATATGGACTGTGACTGTGGAAGCTGTAGTGGTTTCGGGAACGGCAAGTTTAAGAACAACTACCGTGAAGGGAAACCGGAGTGCGAAGCATACTACAACTATGAATACCCAGGCATCAGTGCAGTGACCGTATGGATTGCTGTTATGGTGCAAGCAGTGTTCCCACAGTACCAGTTCCGCTACAGCTCTGGCTACCGTTGCTGGAATGACAATAACGCCCACGGAAGGATGTCAACTAATCACATGGGTAAAGCCTGCGACTTGCGTCCACATTACCCTGAGTCTTCCGACCGCAATCGAATCGTCAAAGAAGTGCATAAGCAGTTTGATAAGATGCAGGTAGGGTGGTCAAAAAGAAATGTACCTTCTTTTGAACCCGTACGAATCAGCCCAACTTGGATCCATGCTGATGTCAGGTGTTTTGATAGGAAGTGGATTGAATCTACCTTGACCACTGATTTCTAAACTGAGACCACGGAGGCCGACAGATGATTACTTTTGAAAAGTTTGCTAAAGTGTACCAGCGGTTCTTAGAAAAGTTCGACATCTCTCCTAGCTCCTCACTGCAATTCATGAGTTACCTCTGTTTGGCAGTTGGGGCAGCTGGGATGATTTACCTCCAGATAGGCAAGCACGACGAAGGTTACCTGAAGCAAGAAATCATGAAACTGACGTATGATGTGAAGACAAAGCAGACTACTATCCATGAACTGGAAGCACGCATCGCACTGGACGAGCAGAAGCTCAGGAATGGCCAGAAACAACTCGTGGTAATTGATTTACAACAAGTTGGCAATGATGTTACCGCTACTCTCCTCGCACGTACATGGAAACCTGCGTCAGCTTCGATAGCTTCTTCTGTATGTATAGAGAGATTAAAACGCGCACTATTAGCAGAAGGAGCAGCATACCGATGATTTATGTAGTGATGGTTATGGGAATTATGACAGCGTCAAGTATGGCAGGAATGTTCTACTTCAAAGCGGAATTGGCTACCGCCCAAGCAGAGCTTACTTTACAGGTAAGCGAAACCGAGAAAGCAGCAGCGGCCAATAGAGCGTTATCTGAGAATATAGCTAGCCTGGTCACAGAAGCCAACAACTACCAGGCCAGCATTGAAGCTATGGGTAAGTACGAGCAAGAGCTGAACCAGAAGCTAGCAGCAGCTAATAACAAACTGATGGCTAGGGATATGGTCAAACTAAGAAACAGCCGCCATTCGGAGTTAGTGCTGAAAGTTATCAACCGCTCAATCAGCAAGGGGAATACTTCCTGGTTGAAGAAAGGGGTTCAGTGATGCGAGACATGCCGATTTTGATACTCCTTGGGGTGTTCTTACTCCCCAGCTTAGTAGGGTGCGGTTCTGTCAAAGCACCGTTAGAAGTTACTACAGTTACGAAACCACAAGCCCAGGTGAACTACATGTACAGGATGCCTGCCAAGCAAGGGCTGATGTCTGTAGTATGGGATTACCCTCGAATCACTACCAAGGCTGTAGTAGCTAATTCAAAGTCCTGTCTTGATAAAGCCAAGGCGTTGAAACTTGATCCTAAGAAGACGTATGACGTTATAGCTTTGGAGAAGATGAGTAGCTCTTGTATCATTCCTGCTATTGACCGCAACAGTAACCTGTACATTGGGTTGAGCGAGCAGAACTACAAGAACCTAGTGGCTAACTGGCGCACAATGATTGATCGTGAAGACAGGTGGCTAAAGCTACTGGAACAGATAAACAAAAAAGGAGATGACCATGGAGTCACTGAACGAGCCGGAAAAGAAGTTGCAGGAAAAGGAAAAGAAGTTGGAGAGCCTAAATGAACCGGAGCCCTTGGAACCGAAAAATGAAGAAAAGAAACTTGGGGAACTCAATGAATGCTGAATGGGGGTTCCTCTTGCCGAGGGCAACAATTATCCTGCTTTTGATCATAATGGGTGTGGCCGAAGTACTATTAAGCTGAACCCCACCTACTCATTCTCCTACAACTTAAAAAGGAGGACCACATGGCTAAGCCTAAAACTTTGAAAGATAGATTGTGGAAGAAGTCTAAAATTACTGCAAATATCCATCTGTACATGGCCGATCTACTACGCGTCGTTGACGGTGATACGATTGACGTTCTACTAGACCTGGGATACGGAGTAAAATACAAAACTCGTGTCCGCTTGTCAGGTATTGATACTGCCGAATCTCGTACACGCAACTTGGACGAGAAGAAGTATGGACTAGAAGCTAAAGCGTGGCTAAAAGCTAGACTCAAAGCTGAAGGTGGCAGAATCGTCATTAAGTCTCGCCTCGACAAGAAAGGCAAGTACGGCAGAGTCATGGGCACGTTGCTTGACCACAACGGTGTAGATATCAACAACGAAATGTTGTTAAACGGGCAGGCCATTCCCTACGGCGGTAATAAAAAATTACCGTGGAAAGAAAGAAAACTAACACTAAATAAGGCGCGGGACGCCGTCTAGGAAACCAAACATGAAAACATTTACAGCTACAGCATTGAAAGTGGAGTCCGGCAATTCACTAAGCGTCGAGATGGATCTTGGCTTCGACATCAAGATAACAAGGACGGTCAGATTAAGGGACATCGATACTCCTAGGATGAACTCACAGGACGAGGAAGAAGCAGCAGCAGGTCTCCTTGTAGCAGAGTATGTAGCATCGGTACTAACCGATGCCAACAATACGTTCACCATAGCGATACACGTGATAGCCGGTAAGAGCGCAACCCTTCTTGCTGATATCTTTGTAGGGGAAGGTGAACGTCTGAACGACATCATGGTAAACCAAGGGTACGCGGTTAAGTATGAAGGCGGACAGAAATTGTCCTGGCCAGAAATGAAGTTACAGTTAACAGGAGAAGCACATGCCAGCTAAAAAACGGATGATCCGCGCAGGGAAAGTTGTAAAGCGCCTCCCTCCCAAGAAGGGTTTCAAGATTGTAGGGAACAAGTACTTGAAGATCCTAGGGGCTGAAAAGATAAAGCTGAAGAAAGCTGCTATCAAAGGAGCTAAAAAGAAACGTGGTCAGAGCGCCAAGATATCCAGAGCTAGGAAGATCTCGCTAAGGATTAGGAAAGCTCGTGGAATCAAAGAAAATAGTGAAACCTTGGAATTTACAGTATTTCAAGAATGGAAGGACGCTGTCCTAGAAGTAGACGCAGGCGCGGACATCCAAGGCGACGAAGAGTACGCTGAAGCCTATTCTGAGGGTGAAGATGAAGCGTTTGCAGACTGGCATGGTGATGTGGGGTTTGTGTATGATGTTGAACCCACAGAGCCAAAAGAGGAAGCCTAAAGCATACTAAGGCATCAGTTTCAATTAAAAACGCGTTACAATTGCTTGTAGATAGCTAGAAGTGACAAACATACCCAACACAAAGGAGGCCTAAATGGCTGCACAAGATCAAATCGAGATTATCAATAACGGCACAGCGATGCTTCGCTTAAACTTCTACCACACGGGATCAATCATCCTAGGCGTCGGTGAACACTGTAGTATTGATGCGCGTGATGCTAATAGAGTGAAAACTATCGTACAGTCATTTCCGGGTGTACAGACGATGTCCACGTCCGATACTAGCCCACTGAAAGCAAGGCTGGCGGAAACTACTTGTAATCTGGATCTTGCTCGGACACACCAAGCCCAGATGAAGAAAGACTTCGAAGCATTACGTCAGACTATTCAAGACAGCAACAATCAAGTATCGCTACTCCAGAAGTCTATCAAAGGTATTGAAGCAGAACTTGCTATTGAAGAAAAGAAGAATGCTGCCGAGCGTGCTGATAAAGTATTGGCCGCTGCAGAAGCTTTCGACGAGAAGCAGAAAGAGAATGCACGTGTAGCTTATACCGCTAGACAAAAAGCAAAATCTGAAGCTGTTGAAGCTGCTAAAGCTGCCGTGGCTAGTTGAACTGAGGGGAGCCGTTAACGCGGCTCCCTTTTTTTTGTTGAATTAACGTCTGACATCCCTTTCACTTTTTACTAGGAAGGAAAGCATAATGCAATGACGGCTTCTTGCTCCCGCCACTGCAATAAGAATGCCGGTACTCTTGACCCTTTCTGATGATTTTCAAACACGTCAAACACCTGACAAAATCATTCCCTGCTTCTTCAAATTCAACTTTCATTTGTGATTCTTACATTGAAGGCGTGCTGCTTCTGACGTCCCCCAAGTTATCCTACCGCAGACGGAGCAGTTTCCCCGTACGTTGGCCGCGGTAGCTGCAGGCGACGTACTCTTCTTGATTTTGCCTTGACCCGGACGCAACCAACACACTAGAACTGCTGCTGCCACTCCCAACAAACTTGCAATAATTGCCATCATCTTTCTCCTTCCTCTTGGTTCAAACGTACATACTCTACAACTAGTGATTCTTCATCCACTGCTGTCCTTTAGATTTGCGCCTTCGTTCACTTAGGTCAAAATGCATATGTTACCATGGAAAAGTAATTCAAATGCGGTCACCGTAGCTGTATGAGTCCAGTTTGAGTGTATGAGCCGGTTAATTAGACAGATTCTACCTACGTCCCGTGGTTTTCATGATATCCATATTTTATACTGGCTTCCTGTCTTGCTTTAACTGCATCGGCTTTATCAGTAAATAATCCTAGGTGAATAAATTTACCAGATACTCTTATACGTGACTGCCATTTCTTTCCCTGCTTATGCCAGCTCACGCCAACGTGTCCTGATTTATTATTTCTACGTAGAGACAGATTCCTCTGGTTTTCTTGGTGGCTTACTTCACGTAAGTTCTCCCATCTATTATCATCAGGGATATGGTTTATGTGGTCTACTTGATCTTTTGGAAACCCCCCTAACATATAGAGAAATGCTAGTCTATGAGACTTGTATAACTTCCTATCAATGGTTATTCGTAAGTATCCTGTTATTTTTTGAATACTCCCGGCAGGTTTATCAGCAAATCTAGTATTCCACGTTTTACCAGCACGTGTGCTAGCAAATAATTTTATAGGTCTAGGAAGCCAAGTGAAGATTCCTGTATCAGGATTATAATGTAAGCGTTCATTCAATTCTGCTTGGGTAATCCTCACTGGTCAATCTCCCCGAAGACTGCCATGCTACAAATCAGCGCTGCCTTCCGAACGCTGGCATCGCTCCACCCAGCAGCGTTGAGCTTGCCATACACGTCGTCGTACGTGAATTCTCTAGACTTAGCAAGCTGTAAACTGTCCATCCTGTTGTCCCAGCGTTGGTCTAGCCATTTGTCCTGCATTGCCAGATTGTCAGCGTGTAGCTTGTCTATGTAGGTCCCTCCAGCAGTAGCTGTGATCGAGATGCCTACGAGTAGACCGATAGCTATGTTTTGAGATGGGCTCATTTTGTGCCTCCTCTAACTTTAGTTTGTAGAACTCTCACCATCTACAGCGCCTTATTATGTATATATACATGAAGATAGCAAGCACCATCCCATTCTATCTGGGGGCTACCACGCCACCTGTGACCAGCCCAATTTTATTTCTATTCTATAAAGGCAATTTTCGGTCACGCCGCTTCCGTTGCTTCTCCCACGTATGAAAAGCCTTTTCACACTGCCATCATTACTAATAGTGTAATCTTTCCCCCTTTACACATATTGCACTTTCTGTAATACTTCGCACATCGGAACAAAGCGATTGCAAAAAGGGGCAACACAATGATGACTAAAACAATATTCAACAACGCCAGCTACAACGCGGCAACGTTTAAAAATAAACTAATCATATCGTCAAACAGGCGGCAGTTTGGCCGTGTACTGGAAGGCGATCTAGCGTCAGAATGGACTGAGGCAATCGTAACGGCAGTTGACAAACAGGAAGCGCACGCGCTTTGTAGGGCAATTCTAGCATAGCTTGACAGTAGCGCACTTGAGACGAGTTCGTCTCTGCCAGTCTATGAGCTAAAATACATAAAAGGGGTAAATTATGCAACAATTTAAGCAGGATTTAATAGTGTTCACGTGTGGCCTTATCTTCTGGCTGACGCTTGGTACAGCTTACATAATCGGACAGGGCGGTTTTTAATATGAGCCTAGCAAAAACAACTCGCCGCGCATTGGGCATCACACAATCGGAGTTTGGCATATTCCTGGCAGAGAAAACAGGCCGTGACCCAATCATGCAATGTCAAATTTCTGGATATGAAACTGGCCGCCACGCTATGAATAAAGAACAAACGCGGGTGTGCTCACCGATCGCTGCTGCATGGCTTGCGGTGGAATGCAGGACAATGACAGTCGAAGAAGCGGCGGCGTTGATACTCGAGTCATTGAATTAGCATTCGCTTGAGCGTGCAAATTTTGTCAGTTTAATCAATGGGCGGCCTTCGGGCCGCCTTTTTTATATCTCGTTGACATCCTCCTCGTGCAATAGCCCTGTCTTCCGGGTTCATCATCTGTATCTTATCGCATTCATGGCACAAGCCGCCAATGGTTGATGCTTCGCGTTCGCATTCAATACTGCTGTTGATGCAGATGCTCATAATAGCGCCCCCTGTTCGGGTTCTGGCTTGGTTAGAGGTGGGCTAAAAAGTGTCGGCTGTTTCTGATGATTCTCTAGCCGCGCGATTGCTGCCTTGAAATAGTCTTGATCAAGCTCAACTCCTGTGAAATCAAACCCAAGATTATGCGCAGCGATTGCGCTTGAGCCTGAGCCCAAGTGCGTGTCCAGTATCCTATCACCCTTGTTAGCGTAGTTTGTTAGGAGCCATTCATAGAGTTTGACAGGTTTTTGGCATAAATGTATTCTTCTTTCACTTGTATTACGCACATGAGAAAAAGTTTTTGCGTTTTTATCAAAAGATGTTAGTGCCAGTTCACTGTCTGCCATTGTTTGCATTTTCGCAACTTTGTCCCATATTAAAAAACATCTTGCTGGCGGCAAAAACTGCGTGAAATTATTTCCCCCCCATACTATCCAATTTTCAGCCGCTCTCCTAAGCTCATCAAAATATGGCTTCCCCGGAGCAATATCCCACGCACTATCAGAAGATGTGTATTTTCCTGCCCAAGTTCCCCCACTCGTTAGTTTTTCGCCTAGCCCAAACGGCGGATCGACGCAAGAAAGGTGATAGTAATTGTCAGGTGTTTGCTTTAATATATTCATGCAGTCGTCGTTTATTAGTGTTATACGACCGGACTTAAAAACTTCACCGGTTGTTTCATATTTCATCAAACCATCCCCTATCTTTATCCATATCGCCAATATATCATGCTTGCGGCTCAAACGGCTTATATCCATCTGATAGCATTCTATAAACTGTCGTATAATTTAAGCCCATAGCTTTAATTCTGTTCTTTATTCATCTTCTATCTCCCAAGCATATTCCCAAACCGTAACGCCTTCACAGTTAATGTTGTCTACCATGTCGGAAATCGCAATGAATTGCCCGTCACTCGTGGAGGCAACCACAAATCTACTAAATCTTTTCAGTACGTCATCTGGCTTCTCACAAACCCATGCCCAAACAGGTGTACCATCAAAGACTAGCGTACCAGACTCACGGCTAGGAGGCGTACCTTGGTCAATGGAGTAATCTTCCTTGTGTCCCCAGCTTAGTGATGGGTGTTTGTCTACGGGGGCTACACGACCACAAGTACGAAAACCCTTTATGCCCGCCTCAAACTCTGCCTCTATGATGCAATTACCCCTGCTGATAAGAGTGATGTATCCATCACCAAAACGTAGGCTGTGAACCTTGTCCCCTACTTCTCCATCTCTTACAAAATCAATCACACTTTCACCCATCAGTATTCTCCTTTAACTTGACCTGTTCATTCATCTTCAACCACCCTTCCACAACGTTAGCGCAGGATGCACGCCTTTTATTTCGCCCTCTCGCACAGCATTAACCTTGTCGTGCAGTTTGCCCACGCTCACGCCGAACTGCCGTGCTGACGCTGTTACTGATAGCCGTCCGTTCATCACCTCATTTATTGCCCCTCTGTACTTCGACACCTTGGCCTTTCTGCCGATGCCAAACTCTTTTCTGTACGCGGCCATCTTCACTGTCCCAATGCCATACTTCCGCATCGCCGCATCGCTGGTGGTGTCATTGCTAAACTCGGCAATCTCGCGCCTTTCATCTTCTGTGTGTTTCATTTGATTGTCTCACTCGCTTCCAATAAGAAACTGAACGCGACTGCCGCCTGCAATGGCACCTGTCCGTTCCCAAGCGCCCTTAATCTACTGGCTCTGTTTTCTGTTTCTGTTGTCGTGCGCCCGACTTGCGCTTCAATATCGTTCCATAAGAAGGCTGGCTTCTCTTCCACCTCTGGTAGTGCTTCTGACACATGCCCCTCCGAAGATGGTTTGTTATCGTGTCGCAAAGGGAGCACTTCTTCTCCTTGTACCCCTCCATCTTGTCGTTCTCCCAATGCCATTTCGTGTGACAGGCTACACACAGAGTCATCAGGTTTGCTTTTGAATTGTTCTTCGCATTCCTGTCCTTGTGGTGAACCTGCAACCTCTCCAGTGTTGCACACGCTTCGCACTGTTGGCCTATAAACTTCCTCGCCCTCTTGTGTAGGGCACCTTTGCTTGGACTCACTACCATTTGTCCTTTTGCCATGCATACCCTGTCGCAATACTTGCGTTTCAGAAATATGTTCATGCTCTCCCATCTGGTATTTATCCACTTCCTTTCCATTTTCTCTTTGCACGTCGCACAATGCTTTTCTGGTGTCGGCTTCTTGGCAGGCATTTATTTCCTCCGTTTCTTCTTGAACTTCCTGCATATTGTGTACCCTATCGGCCACATCATCAACCATTCCACAAATTTGGGGTTCAATCTGTCGCTCGTCTCGCTCACCATCATGGATAACATAACTTGCTTTCCTTTCGCTATTCTTCTGTGTATCGCAGGTGTTGCTGCGTTCCCTCTGTCCCGATTGTCCGAGGCGCTTGGCGTTGGCCACATCCTCACCTGATCGTTTAGATTCTGAGTCCAACCCTGTTCTATCTTTCTTTTCGCACGCTTGCCTTCTGGATTGTCTCCTGTCCGATAATCCCTCGCTTGAGGGGTAGCCCACATGTCCATATTGCTGACCTGATCCCGGAGGTTTGCTGGCCTGCTCCTGCCCGGCCTTGTTACCGTCATTTCCCTGTGTAGGGATTTCTCCGATTTCGGCGGCAGAACATCCATCGTGTTTGGGGTAGCCCAAGAGCCACCACCTGTTTCGCTTGTGGGCAGCACCAACTTGGGCAGCGGATAAACATTTACGAATCTGTCGCATTCTCGTACCTCATTTTCTTCTCGTTGAACACTATCACCCCACTTTTTATCAGATTTGAGACTACTCCCTGTAGCTGATGGTGTACTTTCGCATGATCTCGTAGCCCCATCATAAGCAGATTGCTCTGATCGTTGTCTGTGCAATCCAGGTTTAAATGGTGAATGCACTCCCCTTTTTTTGTTCTTCTCCCATACTTCTTTTCTGCCACCCACTGATAGACCTTTCTTCCTCTCGTACTTGGCCTTTCTGCTTTTGCTCGTTTGTGTGGGTTGATTGCAACACCAGCAGCGTGAACCCTTCTCTGTACCGACTTCCAACCCATCCCAGTTTTCTGCGCAACCTGCTTCATAGTCAACCCTGTTTGATACATCGCAACTATTTCCGAATCGCTTAATTTGCTGCCTCGTTTTGATTCTGCACAGCATTCCATGCCGCAAAAAATACCCATCCCTTGACTCACCAAGTCTGCTCTTGGTTGAAATGTCCTGCTGCAATTCTTGCATCTTCGTTGACTTGCTAATTTTCTTTTCACCATTATCTCTCCATGCCAGCAACCACCAGCGATTACGTTTATGAGCCGCCCCTATTTCTGCCGCCGAGAGCGTACACCAACACGCACTATACCCGCGCTCGGCAAGGTCGCCAATGATGGTTCTGAGCCATTCTCCGCTGGCTCCAGTAACGATTGCTGCGACATTTTCCAGGAAGATGTATTCAGGTCGTACCTCATCGGCAATCCTAAGGACTTCCTTGTAAAGTCCAGACCGCGTACCTTCTCCAATGCCTGCCTGATTTCCGGCGACGCTAATATCTGTGCATGGGAAACCCGCATTGATGCAAGATATTCTTCCATGCCACTCGGATGTATCTTGCAGTCTGATGTCCCCTTCGCGCACTTGCATTCCAGTGAAACATCCCTCGGCAACTCGTTCTCTAAGGACTTGGCAGCAGTAGGCATCCCATTCGATTGCGACAAGCGGCTTATGTCCGAGGATTCTGGATGCGAGGATTCCGCCGCCAGCTCCCGAAAAGAGCTCCATAGTGGTAAAGTCTTTTCCATGGTTCATGCCCTCGCGCCGTTTTTCATGTCATCCCTCGCTTTCAGCTTCTCCGCATTGCGCTTGATCTTAGATGATAGGGGCAGGGAGGGCATCGGCATCCAATGTGTAATTTCATCTTCACGGCAATGTTCACTTTCAAACCATGTGTCCATTTTTACAGGCGCATTCGGTGATTCTTGCAATTCTTGTGCGCCAATCTCAACGTAAGCATAATCCTCATCAAACTCATTCCAGATAAGGATTGTTGGCCATGGGTACCCAACCATTGCAATGAATGTTCCTTCATCCTGGGGTGGCTTATCTGTTCGCCAGTTCATCATTTCATCAACTCCTTAATCTTCATAATCGGCCACCAAATCACAGAAACCAACCCGGCCATAGCAATCAATATGCCGAGGCCGAGTATTGTTGTGTTCCTACTTATCACGGTGACGTTGTAGCGCATCTTTCAACCCCTGTTGGCTGTCGTTCTTACTCACCAGCGCATCAGCGGCGGCTTCAATCAGCTTGTCCATTTCTTCAAGACATTCACCATGAGTTAACGCAACTAGCATCATAATATTATCTCCTATTCGCATCGTTGGTTAATCATGAACTCCATACCAAGCGCACCATACTTCTGCTGAGCCTGAATCCATGTTAGACAGACAGCCTCAGGTGTGTATGGCTCTAGGTATTCTGTCTCCTGCTTGGGTTGATACGGGTACAGGTTGCTTAGTAGCAGTAAGATTCCTGCTACTACCACTAAGCTTCCTGCTATACAGCTATATTTAATAACCAATTCATCCCCCATCAATCGTTCTTCTTTGTACCTCGGCATGTCTTGGTCGGCCTGATTTGCCTTATGGTCAATGTCGTCATCATAGTCACGCTGCATGATCTTTTCGTAGTCAGCTACAATGGCTGGCCGCATACAGCTGATAGTCAGCTACAATGAAGGGTCGCATATAGCGGGCCAGCACTCTACCCGTCCGAGATCCTACTTCCGCATCGTAATTGCGTGGGTGGAACATACATTGTATGATCTCATCTAAATCAGAGTCCTCTGCGGCTTTTACTGCGTGGGCGAACATCCGACATCTCTGCTCTCTTGTCATTGTCATTAGCTTCAATCCCGCTTCATATCCAAACATGTTGGTCAGATCGCTTGGGTCAGCCATGTCGCGCAGTGCATTCTCGTATTTATTCTCTGCTTCGTTCATTTCACCACCTCAGCGTTGCTAAAGTAAGTGACAATGTGTTTGATTCTTTTTTCCGTGAATTGTGGCATCTTGTGCCTCCTCTAGTTTTGGTTTGTAGAACTCTCACCTTCTACAAGGCCGTATTATGCATATATACTTGAAGATATCAAGCACCAGTATAGTTCATCCAATCTCTGCATGATCTGCGGCCATTTATATGGTGGCCGCCTCGTCACAAGCGGCTGTGCCTTTGTTGATGAAGTCCATGACTACCGCGGCGGACTTGGGGCGTGCGAAGATTCCTACTGCAACGTTGGCTGTTACACCCTCGAACCATTGCCGTGCTTTCGTGTAGGTATCTCTAACATTCCCTGGCATCACCTTCACGTGGCACACTTCCCACATGTGGTCGTACGATGCTTTCATCTTGTTGTAGGCAGCCATATTGAGGGCTAGCACTCTTACCTTATCAGCTTTGATTGCTGCCCGTTTATCAGCTGCCACTTGTTTGACTGCCTGATATTCGTCGTCTACACGCTTACTCTCGGCAGCACGTGCTGCAGCATGCAGAGCCTCCTTGGCTTCCTTGGCTCGGGCAGCTACTTCAGCAGCTTCATTCTTACGCGCTAGCTCGGCCTTGTGTGCTTTGCGAGCCCTTTGCACTTCTATGACACCGTCCATGGCTTCGTTGAAATTAGCGTGGATTATGTTTACATTCTTGCCTACATCGTAGGAGTTCGGTCCGCCAGCTGCGTTCCGCAGTGCAAAACCCAGTGCTTGGTTCCTACTTTTGTATGTACCTTTGACGTAGTCAAGAAAGTAGTCACCCAACTCCGCCATCGTCACATCACCAAATGCCATCTCGAATTCGGGAAGCAATGCTGCTGCTTTAGTGTTTGCAGCTTCCATATCAGCAGCAAGTTTCCTTTGCGCTGCCACCAATACTTGTCGCTCAAGGCTTGTAATAGTGCAGCGTCCTCCTGCTGACACTATTTGGATGAAGGGCGCCGCCGCAATACCAGATTCAACTGTTTTCTCGTAGTCCAGGTCGTCGAGTTCGAACGAATCAAGAACAGTCTGCCGATACCCCTCACAGGAATTGGGTGGTGCTACCCGTAGTGATTCTTCAATATGGACCATCAAGCCAACCGCCTTGTCCTTATCGCTCACCTCCAGTGCAGGGTTTCCCCAGAAAGCTGATGCCGTGATTGGCATTGTCATCGACAACGCAGCCGCTAAGATATAATTTTTCATATTGTGCTCCTGTATAGTGTTAATTTTGCGTACAGCGCAGGGCACGCTCCTGTTGTAAATGTGACGAACGATCTCTTGTTGTTGCACTCGATGCGGAGCCGTGTAAATAGTATGCTGTCTAGCGTAAATGTCCTAGCTCCTAGCAATTTGATTTCTTGCATGACTACCTCCTTTTTTCTTTGTACGCGCACTCGTGTTCTTGTGCTCCTTGTAGCACTTGTCACAAAGTAGTGTCTGGCTGGTTGTGGGCTCACCGCACACTTCCCCGTGCACGCCTATGCAAACGTTCATGTCTTGCTTCCCATGTTTGCTAACTCAACGCTGTTCAATGGAGCAATACCTACACGTTTAGGCATGCCCAACTTGAACCATTGTGCCACTTCTTCCTGTGTTGGTATGCGGTAAGGCGACCAGTCCATGTTTACTACCCTACCGTTGCCAAGCACTACTTCATGGAAGAGCTTAATGTTGTCCTCCATGACTTCTTCGTAGCATACATACAAATATAAGGCCGTGGAGTATTCTTCCACGACCTTCATATGTTGCTCTCGACAATGTCTTCCATAATTGTTCCTCCTTTTCTGACTGCACAGCTAACATACTGGCCAAGGAGCGATTCTTCATAGATTGATGCAATACGACTATTTTTTCAAAAATTCAACTCCTTTGTAAGGCTGTTGCATGCATCACTACAGGCAACGAAATTGGGTACTGTGTTGCTATCCAAGCAGCAACACATTGTGCGCTGAGTGTGGCTATGAGAACTGATGCCCCTTTCTTAACATACGGCAGATCGCCTGATACTTTTGAAATGAAAGGCCACACAGCTGCTGGAAGTATGTGCAGTGGTAAAGACTTATGAAAGGCTAGTACTGGGTCTAGAGGCGCATACTTGTGAGGGAGTCCCTTGAATTCTGTAACATGCAATTCAGGCATTGGGTGGAACTCTACACCTTCCACTTCACTCGCCCATTCCATGTCTGATATCAACACATCGTAGGGAGCACTTAGCAATTGTAAGGGTGTGAGTGTCCTGCGTCTAAGAAAGGAAGACTCCTCCCTGTACACGTGTTCTAGCAGGTCATGCCACTCTACGTTTCCTTGCTGCCAAGGCAGTGACGTGCTGTAAATAGTGTACACGTGCCTGAGTGGCTTCAGCCCGTAGTACACACCATCAGCCACTTTGATCAAAGGGTCAACAGCAGCAGGTGCTACGCGCCGCCGTAAGGCCGCTGAACGTTCGGCGTTTCCTATCAATTTACCGGAAAAAGGAGAACGCATGTCAAGCACCATAGTCCCTTTCCTTATTATCATTTTTTCTTTTGCAGCCAAAATACCCTCCCTGTGCCCACGGAGGGTGCGCTAACTGCGCTATCGCCACGTGGATCCTTTGTTGCTGTGGTCTTCATCTCAAGTAGCGAGTGCGTTTTTGCTCTGCTTAGGTCTAGCTGCTGGCATAGTTTTGTTAGTATATACGGGGACCATTGATCCATCACTCCACCCTCACCACGTCGAGAAGTCCTGTGAAGATATACTCCCCTGGCACTTCCTGCGTTGTCTTCCCTTGTAGCACTGTTGATATCAACTTCTCCTTAACGTACCCAAATCCTATAGAACGGAGCCATGAAGGGTGTCTGCGCATCAAAGATGTAGCCCCCAGGAGTTGCCTACCTTCTGGGAACTTCTCCCAGTACACGTACTCGTCACCCTGGAGGCTCAACGCGCTCATGCCAAGCACAAGGGTCTCACTATGCTGTGAAGCCACTGACGTTCCTACGATTGCTGAAAATACAGAATACAGTTCTTTTGCATTGTCACACCATTCTCCTAGCTTTAGGTGCTTGTACTTGACCTGCAGCTCAACTGCGTGATCCATCGCATTGATCCCTGATTCTGCCCCAGCTGCGCCGCCTGAGTGCTTTTTCTGCAAAGACTTCTGTGTAGCACGCTCAGAGAAGGACTGCCCCGCGCAGATGCCTACAGGCTCATGCAGCACAGGGAGAAGGTGGAGCTTCCCAATAGCACCGTAACACTTGATGCAAACACCCTGTCCTTCCTCACAGAAGATAGGCGACCTCACACTTGCTTTACCGTGTGTGGTTATCTGTATACCACAGCTGTCGTACCTCCCATACCCCTCTTTAACATCCAATGTGTTTGTAGTCCCACAGTCGAATCCTGTGATGTACAGGTCTCTGCCGATGTGGACAAGTTTCCTGGCTATGTATCCTGATTTCGGTGTAGCGTCAATTTTAGCAATATGTGAGGCCCTCGACCCTGACATGGATCTTAGATAATCAGGTATTGACAGCCCTTCACTCAGGCATCCTTCTATCACGAAGTTGAGCAGCTCCTCTTTGTAGTTCGCTTGTAGCCCTTTAGCCACCATCAGCTGACGTACTTGGATGTCGGACAATCTTCCTGCTGCGATATTAAAGAAGTGCGCAGGATGCGATGGGTCATCACCGCCTTCAGCTTGCCACGATGCGTAGACCTTGGCGATTGCTTCCTCCCAGATACTGTGTAACTCATCAACGCTTGCCCCCTCAGCAGCGATCCTAGCTTTGCTGAATACTTCCTCCCTGCTCGCAGGTGGTTTCAGGTCTTGCAGGGCGATTGATACTCCCGCCTTCGTTACTACCGCGTAGCCGTAATCCTGCAGCTTCTGCAGCCCGATAAGTACTTGTTTCGGATCAAGAGACTCTACCATCAAATCCACGTACTCTTTCACGCTCTGCTTGTCCAGAACACAAGTCACCTTCGGTCCACACATTTCTGCGATTGTTAGCCGCCCCAAGGTTGTAGTAACAGCAGACTTCCCGATCTCTTTCCACGTTATAGCTGTGTTTGACTTGATCTTTCCTGCGTCCAATAGAATCTCAAGCTCTCCAATACTTCTGTAAACACTGGGACCAGGTTTCCCTTGGATGCTTGTTGCGTGGTACAGTCCTCCAAGTGATTCATGGCTAGGTACGTATGCAGGGTCCTTTGCTGCTTGTGTTCGAAGGTTGTACTCAGGCGCTAACAAGGTTTGTGTTTCCTGCATTGCTTCCTCAGACATTGGTACGTGTATCGCGAGGGTGTCGCCGTCAGCATCAGCAGCTAAACCCGCGTACACGTAATGTGGCAAGTGCATACAGAGATCCTCGGTTATCTCAACACGAAGTCCTACAACGCTTGCTTTATGAAGGGAAGGGTTTCTGTTGACAAACACGCGCCTGTAGGTTGCTACTGACTCCAGCGCAACACGCGCTTCTTGTGCGTCTGCTTTCCACAGTTGCAAGGATTCTCTATAGGAGAAACCCTGCTGTCCTACAAGTTCACGAAGTATGAAAGGCTTGAACAGCTCTCTACCCATGTGCCGTGGCAGTTGCATCAGGTCTACAGCTGACGTGGGAGCACCACCTAGTACAGTCCTGCCACTGAAATCCACACGTTTGCCAAGAGCAGTTTTTCGGAGCATTCCTGATTTTCCTGTTAGCAAGTCAAGCAGTCCTGGGTCCTCCTGTGCAACACTGGTACCTCTGCCTAACACTAGATTTAGAACAGCTTCCTGTATCCTCCCGAAGGCTAGCTCCTTTAAGATTTTAGGAACAAAGGGTGCCACTCTGTGCAAAGAGGTGTAGGCCCTAGTCACATTCAATACTGACACGTATTTGTGTGTTATAGCGTCAAGCTCTATGGCGTCGTTGTTAGGAGTCGAATCGGGTCTGAGGTCAGCAGGGAGCACACCCACGCAGTTCGTGAAGAGACACTTCGCAATATCCGGCGTGATTTGCGACTCAAGGTTTTCCCACTCTACCTTCTCAAGCAGACTTCGCAAATCTACAGGGCCTGTTCCTTCACCTTCACGATCAAGCACAATTCGAATGCCTCCGATACTTGTTGGTATAGGGCCATCTACTAACGAAAATCGCGCCTTCCCTACAGCTATCTTTTTCAAAGCTGCTGGTGACAATTTCAGTGCCCTAGCTAAAGGTTCAAGCAAGATCGGCTGCAGTACGTGTATCGGTAGGTTGATATGTCCCCACCTTTTTCTTCTTACCGAGTTGTGCGCTATTTCAACACCGCAGTGATCGCAGATGTTCCCTAAGTAGTGCACACCCTCCAGTGCACCACACCCACACTTGTACGACACAGTCGCCCCAAAGATCCGCAAGCATGAAAGACCGCCTACCCTAGGAACAGATCCTTTGTACGCGTTGACCTCAGTCACTTCTCCGCACGACTTTCTCCTAACACTCTCAGCTGTCATTATCTTCAGCAGCATCCGCATTACATAGTACCCGCTTTTGTTGTAGCCCTGTAAATTGTAAGTAGCTCGGCAAGTGTTGCGTCAGCGACCTTGCTCGCAATGGCGTCCCCTGTTGCCGCCTGCATTGTTACCAACGCTTCAACTGACGTCCGTATGAACGTCTCCAAAATCATGGGCCGTCCCTCTGCACCCTCCTCGATCTTGTTAGCTGCTGCAAGGTAGCGCATTGCTGGCTTTGTTGGGCTCTTTGTGGCACCCGCTGTGATGAGCTTTTCAACGTCTGCTACGTCTGGGAACTCGATAGTCTTTTTAGAAAACATGGAACAAAACAACATGAAAGTAGCCACGTTCTTTGTTTCTAGTAGTAAGGCCGCAAGCAGTGGTTCCTTCGTGCATAGTGCTTGCAGCATTTGTGCTTTCCTGGTCTCTGTGGGACCTACGGTCATTTCCCTGTTCCTCCTCATAGTATTCTTAACGTATACGTACACCACCAGCTTTGAAACTGAGCAAGCCTCTGATGCTAAGTATTTCTTCAGCAGCTTTGGAGCCATCACTAAGGTCATGCTAAGTATTTCTAGCGCAGTTGAAAGTTCTGCGTTCTTAGTTTTCATACAGTCCCAGTAATCCAAAGCATCATCGACTTCTGACGAGTGATACGCGATGTCACTTCTCTGTTTAGGTGTGACCTTGCGCATGCCTGCATATCCCAGATCTCGCAAACATGTAAGGTGGTTGCCCATCTCCTGTTTTGACAGGAGTCTCTCCATGTACTTCATCGTCGCGATATCTAGTTTTTCAGAGGTGTAACCAAAGCCACGGATACAGCGGAGAAGCTGCTCCACGTCGCCTGTGGCTGCAGCCTGGATGCTGAGTATTTCAAATCTTCTGTTGTTGTCGGGAGACGCGATATTGCTATGAAATGCCGGACGCCGCCTCACCCTTCAAAATCTCCTGTATCTAGAAAAATATCTTCGATGTCGAATTTTTGCTGCTCGAAGAAAGTTCCTAAGAGTGCAGCATTCTTATTGTTAGGAGTGATCGCGAACTTCAGCTGGTGTGTTCGTGTTATTGCTCCTGCCCTTGTGTCAATCATACTCCCAAGTGGCATGGACAGAAGCTCCACCACGAGCGCCTCGAGGTCTCCTGGACGGGCCACGATCACTGTAGCACCCTAGAGCCATCGGGAGTCTTTGATATCTCCGCAGTTGACGTGAATCCGCCGAAGTCAGTCTGCATATGACTCACCACCCATATTGATTTCTTCTGGTCGATAGCGCGCTCTTTCAAATGCGTTAGCAAACTTAGAACGCCTCCCTCTGTTAAGTGCGCTGTAGGTTCGTCATACAACTCTGTTTCTACTGTAGCCCCGAATCTTGAAGCCAGCAGACTTGACACGCCGAAACTTCCTGCAAGTCTGAGTCGTTGCATTTCTCCACCTGACCAGGACTCCCACGGTACGGGTTTCTCATTGTGAGGGCTGTGTATAAGCACTGAAAACCCTTTGGTGATGGTTTTTGAAAGTGTCTCCCGTTCTACTGCAAAGGAGATTCGCCAGCCTTTCAGCCCTAAGGCCTCGACTGCAGCATTGACTTCTACTTCTAGCTGTAACAATGCTTCATCCACGAGGAACAGCTGAATATTCTTGAACCCTTTCACCCAGTATTCTGTGCTTTCCAGGTTTACTTGCATATCTGCTACGTCTTCCTGCGCTTCCTGTATGCTACTAGCAACAGCCTCCCGACGGGCTTCTAGTGCTTTCTGCTTTGGTGTGAATGGATTAGAGCTTCGTGTGTTTAGCCTTGTTTCTGTTCTGTATGCAGAGGCCTCGAGCTCCTTCAGCTCACGTGCCCTTGCCGAGACATTAGCATTGTGGGCAGCTACGCCTTCACGTGCCACAGTGTTCGCTTCTCTGATTACTGCTACTTTTCCAGCATACTTTTCCTTGCTCTTCAAAGCTACGACCAACTCCTGTTGAAGTACTTGCTGTTCTTCAGCGAGCTCCTCTTTCTGCTGTGAAACGTCCTTCTGTTTCAGCTTCGCACCACACGTTCTGCAGTTTGCAGGGCCTTTTGTTAAAGCGGCAGCATCACGTGCCACATGTCGAATGTCTGCTTTCACGTCGCTTACTGCGCTTGCGGAGTCTGCAAGCTTCCTATCAGCTTTCGACGCGTCTTTCGTTACCGCAGTTTGCAGATCTCCTACAACTATACTAGCAGCGTGATCCTTGATGTCAGCGAGGTCAAGTGTGAGCCTTGACACGGCAAGGGCCTCCTGCGTGTCCCAGTCCTTCATGTCGCTTAGGAACGATTGGTCTTCTAGCTCGGAAAGCCTTGCGATGCTAGCGGTTACTGTATTTTGCAGAATTGAATACTTTTCTCTGTATGATGAAGACAGCGAAGAAGCCTTTGCGCTGTAGGTTGACCATTTCTCTAGACTGAGGGCAGCAGTGAAAACTCGAAGCTTCTCTGTTGGTGTCAAATCGAAGAATGTGTTTCCTAATTGACTATTGTACACAACCAATTGGAAAGCTTCTAAGTGTAGACGTAGCACTTGGTCTACCTTATCCTGTTCTACAGGAGACCCATCAAGTGTTAGCTTGTTAGGTGACCAAGACCTGTATATAGCATGTTGCTCTCCTCCCACTATCACAAGGACCGTTACCCGCAGCTTCTCCTTACCTTCCCAGTTGTGTAATGCAGGCGACCGTACACCTGTACTTGTCTTCCCATACAGACACCAGCACACAGCTTCAAGTATTGTAGATTTTCCTGCACCATTAGCTTCTAACTCTTTGTCTACAGAATTTACTCCTGTTATCGCGTTGACACCATGAGGTGAAGTGAAGTCGAATACTTGCTCCTGTTGGAATGACCGAAATCCCTGTAATGTTACTGACACAAGTTTCATATTAGCTGTACACCGCTGAGGTCTTAGGTGTTTCTGACCACGTGACACTAGAAACTCTGTGTCCGTAACAAAACTGGAACGATTCACTTATCTTATACATCTGCTGACTCCTGCTTGTTTAGTGCTATTTCTCTTCCTACGTCAACTAGCTCTTCACTAAGTTGTTCCTTCTCTGCGTACCGTTTCAGTACGTCAGTAAAGGATGTAACAGTAATGCCCTGCGTCGTTTTCTTTATACGACTACGAACTTTCCTTCGCGCTGCTATGGATTCTACATACACACATTGCTTCGCAAATTCAGAAGTTATCCGTGTCTTCTCTTCTGCCCACTCGCCATAGTCAACTGACGTTAGGTTAACTACTACCTTAACCATGTCGCCTTTAGTGAAGGTTGGTAGGACCTCACCGCAGTTGATTTCTAGCTTATGCTTCAGCGCACAGTCCGTTGCAATGGTGATAATTTCCTGGCCATCGAGCAGTACGATCCGTGGGGTGTAGCTGTCACCGTAGCGTAACCGAGTAGGTGCTCCTATATACTCCACTTTCCCTACCTTCTGCGGGACGTGTATGTCCCCTGCCAACACTTTGCCATTGAGGGCGGAAAACACTGCAGGATCTAGCCCGCTAGTGCATTCATACGAGTCAGACGCTTTTGACCCCACTACTGTCTGATGCATAAGTACAAGCTGGTACTTCGAGAAGTCGATGTCCTTCCAATCCAAATTGGGCTGACGTGAAAACGGTAACCACAGCGTGTCCATGCCCTCAATAGTGTCTTCCGTGATAGTGTCGATCCACCTTACTGCTTGCATCTCGTCAACACACTTAAGAAAAGCGTTTTTCGGGTCAACTGTGAAATCATGATTACCACAGAGCACATCAATATCAACAATAGCCGTGAGACCACGCAGTTCCGCGACAAACTTATTTAAAAGCTCAGCAGGGTGTCTATCCTTGTAATCTGTGTAATCTCCCAGCAGGAGCAATCTCGTGGCGCCGTGTTTTACTACAGCGTCTTTGATAGCACTGAACACTCCCCACCTGTACTCTTCATTTTTGGTGCAGACCAGGTGCAGGTCACTTGCTATGATGGTAGGCATATCGGGCTCCTTGACTTTGTAATTTTGTGACCACACGCTAATTCAAGAACTGTAGGGTCTGTTGCCTCTATAAATTCTTCCAAGTTGTACAGATACATACGTGGGAGTACTTCAGGATTCAAACTTCCTAAAGGCGCTAGCAGCGGGTACTCCGCAAGCTGCATTACTTTCACCCCTTCTCGTGATAATGCAATCACTGTTGGCTGTCGATTTTGTTTGGCGATAAGCATCGGGAGCTTGTTGTTCAAACTGGCATCACGCACTGTTTGACCCCAGAATGTGATGAGTGCCCCTTTCCTTTTGGTCATACTAGAAGTGTAGCCAAGGTCCGCGTACGCTTTCAATTCCAAGCTGAATGTTTCTGTCAAGAAAGAGCCTAGCCAGTGTGTAGAGCTGATGTCTCCTGCGTGCGCTTCAGCTTTCATGCCTTTCTTGATCTGCACTGTAGCACGGCCACCACTCATAGCTGACCGCCACAGCACGTCGTCTCTTTCTCCACCAGTTATCCACTTGGACAGTTTTTTGCAGATCAACCGTTCAAATTCAGCACCTTTGGCTTTCGACCCACCAGATTTCACTTAGTATTTTCTCCGCTTCGGTAGGAACCCTTCTTCTATCTTGCGCCATTCAGTTCGGACTGTTGCTATCAACAAGTCAGTGACCCTCTTGTGTTCCGTGTTGTCTTGCAGATCGCGAGTCTTGTTGATAAAGCTGTTCATCCCGATAGCTGTGTCTTTTACCCCTAGTTCTTTGAAAGGGAAGCACTTGACTGTCTTGAGCCATGTGGCACACGCAGCAACGTCGTCAATCCCGTAGCCAAAGTATATAGGGTAGGCAGCTTCTCGGAATGGCAACCCAACTTTATTCTTAGTGATCTTGCACTTTACCTTGACGCCGATAACGCGTTCAACTTCCCTACTGACTTTCTTAATCTTTCCTACTTCAACAAGTTCCATAATGATTGAAGCATAGAAGTCTAATGCTCTGCCTCCAGACCTTGTAGTCTTCTTACCAAAGGTCACACCAATGTTATCGCGCACCTGACTAACGATAATCAGTGTAATGCAGGCACGCTCAAATGCAGTGACGTTTCTACGAAAGAGCTCAGACATCTTCTTGGCTTTATTGGCCCCGAATGATCCTTTGTCGATGTCGCGAGCTTTCTCTTCTCGATCTGAGAAAGCGTCCAAGGAGTCTACAATGATGAGTGTAGGTACTTTTGCCTTCATGTTATCTTCGGTGATGATATTGATGTACTCGAAAAGACCTTCTACTGTTTCAGTAGCGTCATCTACACCCAGATCATTGTCGCTTGCGAAAACAACGGATTCTATAGGAATGCCTAATGCTTCAGCGTAGCCTTTATCAAATGCTGATTCAGATTCAACGTAGAATATCTGTCCCTTTGCATGTTTAGCCTTGAAGTTCGCTAGTGCTTCAACAGCAAGTAAGCTCTTACCGCTGGCTTGGAATCCAATAATGTTGGACATCCTGCCTTCGGGGAAGCCACCCCCTAGCGCCTCATCAAGTACTGTACACCCCGACGAAAATAACGCTACGTCTTTCTTTCCTGTGAAGTATGACCCCTGTGCGCCGTCTTCATGTTCGATCTTTGTTCGCAAAATATTACCCCCTTGCTCAATTAGTGTTGGACAGCTGATTGTAGGACCCGCGCAAGCAGGCCCTACATCACTGCTGTACTACTTCTTCTTCTTCTTGTCGCGCAGGCGATCCATACGTGATTTGCGCGCAGGCTTTTCAATGCCCAGTTCATCGCATACGGCCTCAGCCAACTCGTCATCAGCCAAGTCGTCATCAATGTCAAGGTCGCGCTCTTCTATAAGCTCAACCAGTTCATCTTCAGATAGCTCGAATACTTCAGCATACGTCAAGTCCTTGCTGTCCTGCGCAGAGTCGTCCTCTTGCTCCTCTTCCTCTTGTTCCGCCTTCTTGCGTTTACGACTGCGTGGCTCGTCATCACGTTTCTTGCGAGACAACTTCCTGCTGCGGGGCGCTTCCTCTTCTTCTTCTGATGCTGCAGGTGTTGGAGTACGAGCCACCACTTCTTTAATGTGATCGTAATCGTAGAACTTCAGCATTTCGGGGATAGGGTTAGCAACTGCGAAGTCCATCGCTTCCTCATTGTCGAGCTCACAAGGATTCCTACCGATCTGAATGCCCGAGTACTTAGTACCGATGCCTTTCCCTGTGCGCGTAAATTCAAAGTCATATCCATCTTCGGGGTCGTCCAATGGATAGGACTCGCCAGTGCGCTTGTCAGTGCATAGTTGACACAGATCACGATCGATAGTCCAAGGAGCTGCCCAGAGCAAAATACCGTCCTTCTCAGCATCGCGATCAAGTAAGTAGAAAGCTACGCGTTTGGTAGCCCTGAGCTCTTTCACTAGTTCTTCGTCACCTTCAGCTTCCGCTGCGTTACGGGCGTCACATACAGGACAAGCTTCGTTTTTGTGCGCATCCAAGCATAAGTAGGAAGCACGGTCAGGGCCAATTCCGTAATGTACGAATAGGTCCATACCATAGTGGTCAGCGTTTTCCCATGTTGGTGGTATGACACGTAGCAGATTGTCGCCGTCATGTGGTGTAAACAGGGTTACTTCATCGCTGATGTACCCATCAGAAGCAGCGAATCCTGTTTGGGCAGCGCGCTTCTTGATCGTTGAATCGTCACGTTTCTTGTACTTGAATTTTTTCTTACTCATCGTTGTTCACCTCTCGTCGTTTGATTGCTCTTCGTGTGCGCGCCAGGGCCTTGCGGTTAGGGTCGCCTTCTTCTGTTTTGACATCACGTACTGACGTCTGCGCTGAGTATTCAGACAGCGTAAGGTTACACAAGTCTCGGAGCATGAAACCGCGTGACATGAAACTGTCTTTGGTTGCTTGCCATACTGCTGCTTCTTTTTTGGCAGCCAGCAGCTCCGTGTGTGCGCGGATGTACTCAGCATCTAGCAGTACCAAGCTGCTAAGCCGCGTTTCTGTAATTTTCTCTCCACGAGCAGCAAATGATACACGCGTACGTTCTGTCACTGTGGCGCCTGTCTTTTCAAATTTAGCTTTCATATAGTCAACGCTGCTATTCGCGAGCGCTTGATTTTTTGCAGCTTCGAAGTACAAAGATGAATGCCGTACCACCTCCATACTCAAGTCACTTTGGTTAATGAGTAAAAAGTCAGCAGCGAACTGCTCGGGAGAGGCTGTCATGATACGCTCTGTGTGAATTTAATGGCGTCTTTAGGTGCAGTCATTATGGTTTCACCTGTTGCGGGGTTTCGGGCTTGACGTGAAGGGCGATGCACAACCTTGAAAGTCCCAAGTGGTGTGCCTCGGAATGCGTCGCCAGCAGTGACCAGATTGTCTTTGATAGCAGACAATGTAGCTCTTACCGCCACCTTTGCTTCTTCTTGGGTAATTCCAGCGTCTACTGCAACTGCCTTGATTACTTGTTCTCGTACTTGATTTGCCATCGTGTTACTCCTTTTTATGTAAACCTTAGTTTACTTCTTTTTATACATACGGGTAGATGGTGCATTCTTGCTTATTCAGCCAAGTATATATCGGCCAAGGCTACAATCATCGGTGCTAGCTTTTCTGACGTGTTGAAGTGCTCTCCCACAAGATTGCTGAGTACATGCAGTACCCAATCTTCATTCCTTACGTTTTCATCCATGGCACATTTTGTGAGGTAAGAAGTGAGCGACAATCTAATTGTCTCGGCAGGCACGTCACTCAACCCCCTGAGGATTTTCATGCACTTCTTGTATCCGGCGTTGCCTTGTGGCTTACCTGACGACATGATCTTTGCCAAAGCTAGGAAGTCACCGCCACCTTCTACAGAGCGTAGCGTTGCCTTGATATCGTCAACTGATTCGCAGGAGCTGCACATGGCCAAGTTCACCAAGGCCTGCCGTGGGCTACCGTTCGACTCTTTAGCGATAAGCAGGAGTTCTTTGTCTTCTAGCGCAAGTTCTTCTTTCTCACAAACTGACACTAGCAAGTCAAACAGGTCGTCGCGCTTGACATCATTCAAAATGTAATGCAAGGCACGTGTCTTAATAGCTGCGGGAATCTTTTCAGGGTTAGTGGTGCACATCGCGTAGTACACGTGTTCTGGTGTGTCTTCCAAATCTTTCAACAGTGAGGAAAATCCCTGTCGAGAAAGTGCGTGGATTTCATCGATAATGACAAACTTCTTTGACGACTCCCCGAACCCTTTGTAGCGGACACCATCTGTTAAGCTGCGCATAGCGTCGATGCCTGTATGGGTAGCAGCATCGACTTCAATAATGTTAGCAGGTAGGCACCCAAGTTCCGATGCCAGGATGCGTGCTGTCGTAGTCTTGCCACACCCCGCACCTCCTGTGAACAGGAACACGTGAGGCGTTACACCTTTAAGCAGCCCCCTGAGTGAGTTTACTGTGGCGTCTTGCCCTAGCAACTGTTTGAATTTTTTAGGTCTGTACTTTATGTGATATGGCGCGTTGTCCATCTTATGTTCTCCCTTGTTTTGACTAGTCGATCCAGCCTTGGTTTGTTGTGAAGGTTCCTATTGATTCCATGTTAGCCCAGTCCTTCCCTACTTCCATTTCAATAGCTAATGGCACGTTGATGAAGTCAAAGGGCGCGTTTGTCATAATCGTTGCGATGTCCTCTATTGCCGCATCTATGTGGTCCTCGTGTATCCTAGATGTGATGTCGTCATGAATGTTCATGATGATGTTGTAGTCGGTTTCTTCTGAGATACGGCACATCGCATTAACAACAATATCTGACGCAGTTCCTTGTATTGGTGTGTTTACCACTTCATTCAATGACAGCACACCGTTACGCCGTCTGCCTGTCAATGTTTCTACATACATGTTCTTCTTGTATTCTTTGTACAGTGATTCTTGCCACTCCTTAGTGTCGGAGAAGGTTGCCCAGAACTCGTTGAACAAAGGCTCCGCTTCTTCTTCAGTAAGGCCTGTTCCATTGGCTGCGGTGTATAGCTGGCATCCGAAGAATAGGGGGAACACCCACGTATTCTTGATCTTTGACCTGAAACCACCCATGGCTTTTTTGTCCTTTAAGAACTTCTTGCCTCCTACAACCCTAGGGAACGCGTATGCTATCTTCTCCGCCCATTCAAGATGTATATCGAAGTTCTCCCACAACGCTTTGCAGAAGACTCTGTCCTTCGCTGCCATACCAATCACACGAGCTTCGATCTGTCCGTAGTCAGCAGAAAGTAGCCACTCGTCGTCATTCACCTTGATCGATCGTCGTACTTGTTTTCCTTTCCTCTTGGGCCAGTTCTGCATGTTGCAACGCTCACAAGAGGTGCGACCGGTGGCTGTGCGTGTTAGGCTGTAGTTTGGATGCAGCAGCCCATCATCGTATATAACGTCTGCAACGCCCGTCACGTAAGTAGACAAGATTTTCTGCGCCTTCCTGTGGCCGATTACAGCAGCCCCTACTTCTGTATTGGTAGACTCGAGGGAAGCTTCGTCAGAGCTGGATAACGGGAAGCCCATCACGTCTGTGAACATCCTAAGAACATCCTTAGGCGCTGTGATGCTACAGTCCTTTCCGTATTTCTTTTTGTACTTTTCAGTTTCAACGCAGTCGAAAAACGCGGCTTCGTGCTTATCTGCTTTCGCTGTGAACTCCTTCCTCACACTGTCAAGTCCTTCAAGGCAGCAAGGGACGCCATTGTTTTGTACTTGCGCGATCATGACTGTTGCACGAAGCAAACGAGCATGCGCTGCCTTCATGGTTTTTGGAAGCTTGCGCTTGACAACAGCATGCAGTAAGGCTGTGTATTTTGCATCGAGACCATTGTACACGAGCACGTCATTGTAGTTCTGGTCCAGTATCGCAGCCGCGTTGACAGTAGTCATCTGTTTCAAGAAGAACCCCAGGTGCTCCATACACATCGTATTGAGATTCAGCATTCCTTTCCTTTCGTCAAGTAGGTAACCGTAAACCATCGTATCGTCCCAGTGGTCAGGAACTGCTGGCTTATTCATACCAAGTTTGAACATCAGCCACGTCAGCTCAAATGCTGTGTTATGGCAAACTTTCACCTGGGGGAGAAGTAAATACTGTAACAGCAACTTTCTTACTTTCTTCTGCAGCTTCTCAGTAGCCCAGCCTTTCGGATGGTCAACAGGAAAGGAGACTGTTGTCTTGCCGTCTGATATTGCGATTGTTAGTACTTTCTGGTCAGAATTGTAAGGAGCCAGCCCAGTGGTTTCTATATCCACTCCTACTACCGGGGCAGCGCCTAGTAGTTTTAGTTGTGCGTGGAGTTTATCAAAGTCGCGACCCTTCTTACCTGTGATAGACACAATCCCGCTTACGTTGGCGTTAACAAGTTTTGGTGGCTTACAGGTTTTGGCGAAATTCAGTGCTTCTTGCATGTTCCATTTGTACGTGTCCTCGTTCTTAGATGGATACATCCTTCCTGCTTTTGACTTTTTACGCGTTTTCAACAAGTAGGAGGGCTCATATGTTGGTATAAACCAGCACTCGTGGCTGCCTATAGTTACAGGGATCCTACGACCACAGTAACCATCAAGGTTCGACGCTGTAGGTAACATCCAACTCAGTACCTTCCAGCCGTACCCGATGATGACTTTGGGTTTCGACTTTTCTATGTCTTCCATGACTTGCTTCTTGCAACAAATAACGGCAGCAAGTGCTTCACCTGCACTCTTTTGGATGAAACCAAAGCGTACACTTGTTGGTCTTACCAGTGGGTGTACAAGAGAAGCAGAGTCACCTGCGAAATGTTTCCCGTACGCGATATCAGAGGAAGACGGCGTGTGTCCCAAGATGTAAACATCAGGGTTCTTATGACCCTGTGGCTCAACCTTGTCCTTCCTGCGAAGAGGGCAGACTTTACACCCTCCCGCAGTAAGAACTGAAGCTGGTACAGTTTGCTTACTTCGCGCTTTCTTTTTACGTGCCTCGAAGAAGAGCCCCACCTTTAAATACTTATGGCTGCTAATGCATACACGTGTCCTGATGGGCTGCGTACTACGACTGCATTATTGCTACAGAGGTAAATACCGTCGCCGTCGTTGAACACAGTAAGCAGACGATTCGGGTCAACTGCAATGGCAACATCTTCCGATTTGAACGGCAAAGTTTCATGCGCTTGCCCTCGGGTTGTTTCCGTGCTACAGAAAAGTTCGTTCTTTTCAACAGACAGCGACATTGCGAGCGTGACACCAAGCTCATGGAATAAACAGGCGCGTTTAATTGCGTCAGCAAAAACAGGGTCAGGGGTAGTGAACTCATTTTCATTCGGCACGAGGCTTGAAGCCACGCCCACGTAGTCAGGCAGCGTATCAGTAGGTACAGGCTGTGCGAATAGCTCTACCTTGTCGGTCACTGTAGCTGTCACAGCTTCTTCACTGACGTAAATATACGTACCTTCAAGTTCCGAGTCGTACGCATCTACAGCTTGAATTAAGGCTGTACAGAAGGCGGTACTAAGTACAATCTGCGGACCATCATAAGAGATACCTCCTTCTGCGACAGACAAGGCATAATTATCCGACGCATACACACCTAGTTTTCCATCAGTGGCTATCAGCGCCACACCCATCAATTTAGGGTATGTAGCGTCAGTACTAGCTACAACAAGTCCTCCCTTGATCCCTGCAATCAATTTTTTACTAACTTGCAATTTACTTCCTGCTGTGATGTCAGGACGATTGATCGCGAAGTCTTCTACAGGCTGAATGGGAAGCTTGATAGAGGACTTTGCAGATGTTAGTTGTAGTCCGTCTTTCTTCTTTTCAATAGCAACTGTAGCTCCCTTAAATGAGTTGAATATCTTAGTAGTGAGCTCACCAGAAGCTAAGCAATCGTCCGCGAGGTGGATGTTGACGGTAACGCCTAATGAACCACAATACCCTGTAGCTCTTCCTTTTTCGAAAAGGATATTCTGGAAGGCAGGTATAAAGTCGGTTTTGGCTACGCCATGTGCTACAATTTGCAGTGCTGTAGTTATTTCTGATGTGGTCACACGTTTAGCTGTGATTGATGTCTTACTCATTGAAGGTCACCGTGACATTCGCTCTGCCTAGCATCTTGTTAAAGCGCATTGCTTCCTCCCAAGCGTAAACAGCACCTTTTCCTTTGAATCCCATATCTTCTGATTCCGCGAAGTCTAGCGCATCTTGCTTTGTACAAGACAGTCCTTCTTGCAATACATGCAGTCGAAGTTGATCGTTTGCAGACAATTTGGGACTTGCCACTTCTGCAGTCTTTGTTGCTTTTTCCGGTGCCTTCTTCTTTTCTGGCGCAGACTTTTTAGCGACCTTCTTCTTCGCTTCTGGTGCAGACTTTTTAACGGCCTTCTTCTTCGCTTCTGGTGCTTTCTTCGATTCTTCCGGCATCTTGAACGGCGTTACGGCAGTGCCTGCGTTCAAGCTGAGCACTGCGTCTTCATACCAGGCGACTGCATACTTTGGGAGGTTGTAGTAGTCTTCATCCGATGCGGCCTCAATCCGAAATGCTAAGTCGCGGGGTGAAAGTTCTGCTGCTAGCTCTTTTAATTTTTTGATGTCCATCATTCTTCTCCTTTTGCTTCTACTTGAAATTCATACACTTCTCATATCACGCGATCAGCGCAACATTTTGACACTTCATCGAGATGTGCTGAGTGATAAAATCATTGATTGTAATACCCAGACTTACCTTCTCTCCATGTCTGTTATCGACACAAGTTGCCGATTGGTTCTTTAAGTTTAGTTTGTTGTACTTGTCCACGTGTAGACAAATAGAAACTACGTTGTGGTTGCAGTTAACACTACATACTGTGTAACTAGTGATTCTTAGGCTGTTAGGAACTTCCTAGTTTCTTGTTCTACATTTATTGTATAGGGGTCCTTGATTCCAAGTTGATGACAGAGGTACGTGTTGCCCATGACCTTTTTCCGACCTTTAGCCTTCCACGCCACCTCAGCGTCAAGTAGCGCTGCAGCAGGTGTACCAAACACGTAGTCCAGCACACGCTTTACATTTTCAGGAGCCTGTGTTAAGTAATGCAAGAATTCTCCGACATTGTCGGCTTCACCTACTGCAGAGTCATACAAGTTTACAGCTTCTCCTTCGGCGTCATGCAAATCAGATTCTGTTATAGCCGTACCTTCTTTTGTTGCGACTCTTGCCAAGTCCACTGTGTGCGTAAAGATGCAGGCTTTATACAAAGCCATGAAATGCTGTTGGTTAGTTGCTTTTTCTTTGTACCTGTGAACAGCGTCAACAAATACCAGGCTGTATTCTTGAAATAAGTCTTCTACTTCATGCGTGTTGCGGACCTTCCAATGATTCTTATACGCTTGCTTCCAAGCATACCCTTGAAGTCCTTCGTCGAATTGTGGCGTGAATTGTGGCATCTTGTGCCTCCTCTAGTTTTGGTTTGTAGAACTCTCACCTTCTACAAGGCCGTATTATGCATATATACTTGAAGATATCAAGTATTAGTCAAAGATGTAATGGTTAGTTGTTTGCTGTGAAGGCAGAGATGCCTTCCTCTGTTAAGCACCAGGTAGTGACTCTCTTACTATATTCATGTTGTCACTCCTCTTAATTTCCTGTTAAACATCAATTCTTCAACAGCGTAGTCGATGTCTTTAAACGTGCGACCAATCACTACGCCCCTTGATATCTTATTGTCTTGCAGCATCCATCCCACAGTGCTGCCCGTGTAGTGCAAGGTCATGCACAGCGAGTTTGCCCGTTCTTTAGCGTTCTTTATTATTATTGTTCTGTTCATTTTGTGCCTCCTCTAGTTTTGGTTTGTAGAACTCTCACCTTCTACAAGGCCGTATTATGCATATATACTTGAAGATATCAAGTACTTCATTTGAACAGGCCGTACACTTTGTGCCATGTTGACGATTCTCGGTGTTGTGTGAGGAACGCTTACTACGTATCTGAGGATGCTACCAATTCTATTTTGTGCATCCTCTAATCCTTTAGCACCTTTCTTTGCACCCAGGAAACAACTTGCCCTGCAGTAAGATCTCCTAGGTCGTCACAGTTGTAAGGAACAGGAAGGAATACAGCATTTGGAAGTGAGAACGAAAGTCCCAGCGACTCCATTCCCGTTCCTTCATCAAGCACGAATACAATCTTGTCGAACCCTACGGATATTTTTTTCAGCAGGTGCAGTTGGTTCTCTGTGGGCGTCTTTCCAAACATGCAAGTACATATAACGCCGAGGTCCTTTGCATACCAGTCAACTTTCATCGCATCAAAAGGCCCTTCTGTGACAACAAGAACATCGCCACCTTGTGCCAGGAGGTCCTCATTCCACAATACGTCCTTGATATTCTTTGATGCCTGCGACCCACTTTTGTTTTCATCTTGGGATAGAGATAAGTAGCGGTACTCCGAGTTCCCTAAGTGTCTTGCAGTCCACGTTACTACTTCCTGCTCTACAGACACAATAGGGAACACTATGCGCCCGCGCCAATACCCCTTTGTAGCGTACCGCAAGTTGTAATAGTCAGCTGCTTCTACAGCGTCGGAGAATCCTCTCTTCCTTAGGTAGTCGGTGCAGGGCTTGTGCCTGTTGAATGGTTTGATTACCTCGAACTCAACAGGCATTGTAGTTACGATGTCCTCGGATTCTGCGTCAGCTTCCATTGTGTCGTTCAACAGCATTCTCAAACTGCTGAAGCTCTCAAGAGTTACACCTGTTGCTTCTGCGACAATGCTCTTAGCGTCTTGGGTGGTTGCGCGCAGCAACGCTTTGACTAGCAGTAATGGGGATCTGCCTCTGTGTGTACCTGACCGCCAACATCCCCATGCATCTTTATCAAGTGCTATCCCCAGGTGGTACTTATCGTCATCCGCGCAGAAGGGACAGTTTACAGCAATATTCCCTTTCACAACATGAGGGCCTGACTCGGTGAAAGGAACACCATGCTGGGTCAGGAAGCGTACCCACGGGAATGTACGGGGCGTCACTCGAGTGACCCGTCCACGATCATGTCTATCAAGTCCCTGCCATCTTCCAGCCCTTTTATCACTTTTACTTCAATAGATTCCCTCATGTACAATTCATACTGGAAACAACTCCGTGTTTGCCCACCTCTGTGTGTCCTCTTTTCCGCTTGCTTCTTGGTCATTGCGCTTGTTGGCTGTTCGAAAAATACAGTATAGTTAGCTGCCTGCAGGTTAAGTCCTGTGCCTCCACGGTCTACATTGGTGACAAGAACCCTACACGTTTTCGACTGCGTGAATTTCCCAACAGCCGCAGCATCAGCATTCAAGCTCACGTGTTCTATCTTAGCCTTCTTGAGGGCAGCGCAAATCAGTTCTCCCGCCCTTATGAAAGTGTGAAATACAACAACTTTGCGACCGTCAGGAACGTCTTGCAGCATCTCGACTAGCCACTCAATCTTAGGATTCTTGGGGTATACCTCGAGTGCGGGATCAGTCTTGGACTTGATGTCGATGAACCCTGAGGAAATTTGACGCAGACGTGTGTATGCAGATTCCACGTTCAGTTGCTTTCCTCCCGCTTCGATAATACCTTTCATGGCTTTCTTGTATGCTGATCCTTGTGCTGCCGCGAACCCCAAAGGCACGTGGACTGTTGTGCTCTCGGGGAGGTCCGTGCATTCAGACGCCTCGTATCGCAGTGCGTGTCGCTGTAGTACATCCTGCAGTCTCTGCTCTGCTCCCGGCTTTAACGTGTACGTCCAGGTTCCCCAGTAGTCCTGCGAGGCGTTAAAGTACTCCCGCTTAAACTGTGTAAAGGACGCACCAAAAGCAGCACCCCTGTCGATGATGTAAAACTGGGACCACAGATCAATGGGGTGATTGAAAGGTGTGCCTGTCATGCTGTATCTGTATGTAATGTACTGTGAAAACTCTGCAGCAATCCTTGTTGTCACTGCTTCGGGGTTCTTTAGTTTTTGCGACTCGTCGAATACGACCATGTCAAAGATGGCTCCGAATGCTTTACAGCGTGCTTCATCAACAACAGTTGTCATCTTTCCTCTGACTTTCTGTTTCTTCCCAAGAAGCCAAGGCAGTGCTTGATAGTTCAAAATGTAGATATCCTTGTCTTTCGCTGCGAGCATCTTCTCCCTTGCTTTGGTTGAACCGTTCATAAGACATGATGAAAAGTCTGTGAACTTTGTAACCTCATCTCCCCAGCCGTGAATGTTTGTTTCGTTAGGAACCATGACAAGGATTCTGCGCACATCATTCATGTCCCTACGTGCTTGGGCAGTAACCAGGGCGCACATGCTCTTGCCTAGCCCCATATCTAGGAGCAGTGTGTACTCATCCTCTAGGAGCGTTGCTATCAGCGACACTAACTGGAGTGTGCGTGGACGTACCGCGAACTTGATGCTAGGGCAGATGGACTTCAGTTCTTCAAGAAGCTCCCACCTAGGAACAAGCTTCAGCTCCGAGTAGTCATTCATCTTCATCTTCAGCTTCAAGTACTTCTGCATAGTTTGACGGCAGTCGCATCGAGTCCAAGCAGAACTGCCCTATACCATAAGCCTGGGTCATCAAGATAGATGTGACACCAGCGCCTGCAGAATCCCTGACCTTCGCCAAGAATAGCCTCGCGAGTCCTAGCCTCTTCTCCTCTGTTGTAGCCGTGTAGGAGACAATAGTGTCTGCTGTCATCGCTTTCGAAAAGTCCTCCGACAGGTGTTCCATCGTAACAACTCGAGCAGAACTTGAAGACCTGTTACTCTGTGATGCTGTAACCATTGCAATGTCACGCTCAACAGCGATACCACGAAGCTCCTTGTATAGTGCACCTGTTTCTACTCTGAGGTTCTGCGGACTCAATTGCATCAGATCGGCGTAATCTAGGATCACCACTTCTGTCAGTTTCCCTGTATTCGCTTCGTATGCGTCGAGGTATGACTTGAGCATGGGAACAGTCATTGCTCCTGTAGGGAATTGTTTTATCGTGATCCGTGTGTTTCGAAGCTTCAGGTGTTTTTCTACTAGTTTCTTTGTTCTCTTCTTTTCAAAGAGTCCTGGCCTCTCTATTTCCTCGGTGGTGATATCCAACAGTACACCATCGGATGTGTTGAGCATAGATACTTGCACTTTCTCAGCTTGCGCCTTCGTGAGAGAATGGAAGGCCTGCATGTACCTACGAGCTACCTTCTTCTCAGACATTTCAAGTGTAATATGAATGACATTATATCGAGCTAGGGCGCAGGCCTTGCCTATCGCTCCTAGTGCGAAACTTTTCCCTGAGTTGGCGATGCCTAAGTGTATATAGAGTGTACCACGTTCTGGTCCTACTTTCAGCTGGTCAAGAGCCTCTATACCTGTAGGAAAGATCTCGTCTTGGTCGTCGTGTGCTAGTAACGTGCTGACATCCTTTTCAGAGCTTAGATCAATGCCCGGGTCGAATAGGTCAACCGACTGCTTGAGATGTTCATGAATTACAGCTTCTGCTCCGTCTAAGTCATCTTCTTGTAAAAGATCAGCAGCAGCGAGTATTCCTTGTTTCATGCGCTGCTTTCGGACGAACTCACGCACTTGTGTCAGGACATACTCAGCATTCACACTGTCCTTGAAGTCGTCGAGAGACTCAAGGATTTCGGTGTACGCTTGCGCCTTCTCCCTGTCCTTCCCGTCAATAAGATCCTCAAGCTCGTCATAAATGTGAGGACCCGCGGCCTGCTTGTACCTGTCCAAGTACGCGTACGCTACCGTGCAGATCTGTCGGTAGGGACGCATGTCGAACAGCCCTGGATCAACAAGCCCACGCAGGATCATTGCTTCTTTTGTGTGAAAACATACTAAGGCTAGAATGTTCTCCTGTACCGCTCTCGAAAGTTTTCCCCTTGACACTTAAACTCCTCTGAATGCAGACAAGATTTGATTGTCTACATAAACACCTAAACTATCACACCAGGTTGTGAATTTTCTTTCATTGTATCCTGTTCCCCATACAAAAGCAGGAACCTTGATTTTAGTAAAAGGTAGCACCGCCAGGTCCTGGTACATGTCGACGTCCTTCTTATGTATAGCATACGCCTTCTGTAGCAATACTTCATCAAGGAATAACTTCTTAGCGCCAACAGGTCCGATTCCTTTGACACCCGGGACGCCGTTATGGCTCCCCACAAATGCTGTCCTTAATGGCCAGTCATGGGGATCAAGCTCTGGGTGTAAGGCTTTGAAGCTGCTCAAGGTAAATGTGCCATTTTTTGTTGAAAGCAGGACTCTGGGATGCAAACACTGATATAGGTCGTCATCTGTTGCTACGAGGATCACACGCTTGTGTGGCTTCTTTCTGTGTTTCTTAGCATAAGCAGCAAGTAAGTCGTCCCCTTCCATCCCTGCTACCGACCACACTGGAATGCCTAGCATCTTTAGCATGACGTCCCCTATCTTCTTCGAGTCTTGCAGGTTTGCTAACAGCTCGGGCTCCATGGGCTTCCTGTCACTTTTATAGTTGCTGTATTTCTTCTTTCTGTCGTAGGGCGGCGTATCCATGCAAACCACTATTTTCGAGGTCCTGTACTTGATCATGTGTGAGGAGACTGACTTCAACACAGCTTCAACACCACCTATAGGCACACCTTCCTCGGTTGTTCTTCGGGACCCGTAGAATCCCCGCATGAACACGTTACTGTAGTCCACGGCAATGAATTGTTTTACTAGCACCTATAACCTCCTATATCACGATTCTTGGTCGTATCCGCGCGACCCTTGCCTTCCTTTTGAAGACCAAGTGCAATAGTCCTAACTCTGTGTAGCCAGGAAACTGTGTTGACAAAATAGCAGCAGGGGACTTGAGTGTTCTAATCACTGAAGAAGCATACACTTGTCCACGATAACTTAGGATGTTGTTGATAGCTGTCCTGCATATAAGTTGGAGCGCGTTGACTTTTTCTATTTTTGTGAGTCTGTACGGCGCTAGGAACAGGTCCAGTGCTTTTGCAGCTTTCCGCGCCTCGGTTTTTGCTTCTGGCTTCAGCCTGTGGTATGGAGGAAACTCTACTCCCAACGCTTTTGATACAAGAACAAGGAGCGCATACAGTTCTGTAGCAGGCTCTTGTCTTGCCTTCGTCTTGAGGAGTGTATCTACAGCCCTAGATACTTGGTCGAGTTCTGAAGGTCGGAGATTTTGTAGCCCTGAAAGTGTGTCAAGGAGCACCGACATGCTTTCCCTTCCTGAAGGATAATGACTCTGCCTTGAATATTTCTTCTGCCCACGTGCCGAGGAAGATGAAGACAGTATCACCGACTACTTGGTAGTGCAGCAGTTTCTGGTCTGACTCACCAAGTTGCAACGTCGCGTGGTAATACACGGAAAGGCTGTGGGTGATGGCAGCTGCACGGCACCCCTCCTTGAACGCTGAAGGTAAGTACACTCGTGGTCCTTCCCGGTTCTGCAGAAGGCAAAGAAGCACCCTGTAGTCATCGATAGACGGCGCGACAACGCTGTTGAATTGGAACCGCCCTACCTTCATACTCTTCTGTGTTAACGGCTGGTCTAAGCGCGTAGCTGACGCGGCAAGTGGCATAAAGTCTGTTGACATCAGGTTCCCCAGGAGTTTCCGTACATTTGGATGTGCAGCCCTTCTCCTTGTATAGACATGAACTTCACACTGAACGTTATTTTAGCCATTTTCGCTTCTCTCCTTGTAGCTCTTTACACCTGAGCCGTTTCCTACAATCTGTACATACAGCCAAATGCTGCCATTGTCCGTGATTCTTTCCATTTCTTAGACACCAGAGCTTCAATTTAGGCCTAGGTTCCTTGAATAGGGCAGGACGCTTGGTCACACCATAGCCAAGGCGTTCTTGAAGGCCTTAGTCTTCAGTCGTGCCCCGTCTGACATCCAAGCAGAGTAGAGCCTTGAATCTGCCGTCCTAGCTGTTGTCGAGTGGTCTACAACCTGTGTAGCAGCATTCACTAGTCCCCAAGCGGTACCGCGTGCAGAATCCATTGTTGCGCCATACCCGGCGCCCATATATAACGCCATCACTTTTCGCATGACCCTGGCACTTGGTTGTTCCTCTAGTGGCAGTTTAGGGTCACCAAAGGTGTTGACCAACCACTGCTGCGCTTCAGCTAAGCCTACTTTCGTCGAGGCCAAGTCCTCTACCTGCTTGTGGTACGACTTCCAAGAGTCTCCCAGAAGTCCTAACTCTCCCATCACTTCGTCTTTCTGGTACTTACGTGAGTGTGGTATGCGAACATCTGACGCTGACGAACTGTTCAGGCTCAGTTCTAGGGTATTGTTGCACACTACACGAACTGATGTGAATTTCGCTGTTGTCGAGGAGCTTCCATCAAACGTGGTTGTCAACAGCAAGTAGCCCTTAACTTTATCATCACCTAACTCCAAGTCGTGTCCAGTAGAAGCAAGTGCCCAGATAACCTGACCACCTTTGAGCGAGCCTGCTACTTCCATCTGGCAATTGAAGTCTTCTGTCAGCTGTTTATACGTATCCATCACTTGTGCCGGTTGTACGATGTGGTACCTACCTGAAACTATCCCTAAGGGTGCATGTGTGTCACTACGGTAAAGTACGTTCTTATTTTCCATGGTGAGCGTTGTGTTTTCATGCTCGAAGGTGACGGGTGATTTCTTCGCTTCCCACTCGAGTCCTGCTTCCTTCTGCCAAACATCGATGGCTGCATCTTTTTCCAACGCCACACCCAATCCGTGCCAGGGTGTTACTCCGATGAATGCTACATTTTCACGCCCGTTCGACATATCAATTTCATGTGCCATGGCTTACTCCTGCAACGCTGCTGCGGGTTTTTCTTGGTGCAGGTTGCTGTCTCTGACGCGCAGGACGTTGTTCGGCTTTCCTACCAGTACAACATCTGTGTAACCTGCAGCTGCGGGGTTCTTTTGTCCTGGTACGTTTGGTAGCAATGCTACCTGTTGGTTTGATGTGACGATGATCATGTTTGGCCTCCTTTTTCTGCTTGTATTGTTACATACGGCGCAAGTAGCGATCCTTGGAAACTAGTAGGACAGAAGAATAGGGATTGCCCCCTCTAAGTCCTTCGATGGCCAGTTTATCTTTTCTGTGTTGTAGTTTGTATTCTGCGTTAGGCATCAAGCGCCACAGCTACCATGCGTTAGCCATTTCTCATCACGCGTCCAGCTTTGGTTTGTAGTGTACTGATCTTTTGTTGCCCTCCGCCATTTCATACACCTGTCAGCACTACATAACGTGCTTAGGTTGCTATCTATGGAACAGCAGCTTATCAGTGGGCATAACATCTTTTTTGCATCTTCTATACTTATATCATTCATTAATCACCCCCACAACTTTAGCGCAGGATGCACGCTTTTATTACGCCCTCTCGCACAGCACTAACCTTGTCATATAGCCTGTCATTATCTACCCCACATATCATTTGCATAATCAGTTACAGCATCAATCTCTAAGCCACCATAATCGTCTAGCAACACCACTAATTCGGATAAGAAGTTTGGATTTGTGTACTCAGCGACAGGTTTCGAAGCTTCTGCCTCAAGCACTTCCATTATCTTTTCATATACAGTCTTTTCAGCCATTTGAACTCCCTGTTGTTGCGTTGTGTTGGTGTGCAACCATCCCCGATACTGCCGCTCCCTCTATCGCCATCTCACCCGCCAATGCTATGTACCCGCACGCATCAATGAACGAATCAATGTCCACCTTGCCCATCTGGATGCGAGCAATCTTCATCAAAGCCATTTTCATCGCTGCGTCTACTTCCGACACAGGCACTCCCTCATACGCCGCCCAGTTGTCTGCGATCTGTCCGAACATCACAGTGGGGTCACCGTATTGTTCTGCTCTGTCTCCAGATATTAGTGATCCTGCTGTGTTCAGTATGTCTTGTCTTATGCTCATATTTCAACTCCTCTTTGCTTGCGCTGCAAAGTAATCTCTTACTTGCCGTACTATTGTTTTTATATGTGCAACAGGGAATTCTGTGAATTCCCATAATATATAGTCAGCTTCTTTAGCACTTACGGTCATTCCGTTGCGTTCAGCTATTCGCCGCACAAGCTTTATAAATGTCATGTGTCAGTCCTTTTAATCTGTTCCAGTGTCGTTTTTGCAATGTATCTATCTTGCTTCCTAAGTGACTCCCTAAGCCCTTCGATGACCAGTTTATCTTTTCTGTGTTGTAGTTTGTATTCGCTGTTAGTCATTATTACTCACTCCATCTAAATTCATAAACATGGTTGCCTAATTCATCTACTTGGAATGGTTCTTGATGACGCATCATGTATCTAACGTGCGAATCGTTGTCACAAAGGCTTCTCAATCTAACAAGCATTAATTCAAGGGAAGGTAAACCATTATTAATTAGCTCTGATTTATCTATGCAAATTTGCAAACCTTTTTCAGTCACCAAGAAGCCCCTCTATTGCTTCTGCACATTTAACAATGGCGAGTTGCGTGTCATAGGTAGCACCAGTAATTGTAACTGACTCACAAGCCGCAGCACACTCTCTGATTGCTTTGTTGCGGATTGTTTTATCGTGTTCGATCAGGGATTGCGTAGGTGTAGCCGATAGTACATCAAGCTGCGCCTCATTTAGATGCTCTCTCAAGGTGTGTGCTATAACCCATAGAGCAGCAGTGTGCTCTATCAGCTCTGAGTTACCCTTTCTCGAATCCTGCAGGTCGAGGATGAGTTCAGGGAGCATACGCACCCCCTTATTAAAATCTTCTGCGTCAACTCCTTCAGGGATCAAAGCAATCAGTTCACCTGATGCGATGAACTCAGTTATCTTGATCGAGGCTTCAGCCAAATCCTCATTGCTGAATCGCACGGTTTCACCGCTGGTTAAATGACAAGTACACAAGCAGTTATCAGCCTCGCATTCTTTGCAGTTCCATTCTACTGCCTCACTCATTTTGTTACCTCCAGCACAGCGGATCCTACGGCTTGTTCGTAGGTGTCATGCAAAGATGAGAAATTGCTAACTACCGATACCGCTTCAGCTATCCACTGCTCATGGCCATTGTAGAATGTTATTGCTATGCCGTGCTCTTCCCCTAACTTCTTCACTACATCCAAGCAGTCGGCAGGATTGGTGAATATGTCGAACTCCCATGCTTCATCTTCAAACCCGTCAGGGGTGATCCATATACCATAACTTGGGCTTATAAGTCCCAACAACTCAGCCGCTGCTGTATTTGCCTTTAATGCCTGCTCTTTATTCATATTCTATCTCCCATTCAAAATCCCAAGTCACAGTCCTGCCACATTTGATATTGCTATCACCGTTACTAACCGCAATAAACATACTGTTATACGTTGCAGCAACTACCATAGCGTTCTATTTTTTAGTCCCAGACGAAGTACCCCTCCCGACCCACGCTCACCTGCCGTGCTGCCACTGTTGTTTCCCCTCTGTACTTTGACACCTTGGCCTTTCCGGTGATTCTCTAGCCGTTCGCGTGCTATCTCAAAATACTTGTCGTCCTTTTCAATCCCGATGAAGTTTCTGCCCGTGTTTTGACAAGCTACGCCTGTTGTAAATGAACCTGCTGTGAAATCTAAAACTACTCCGCCTTCGTTTGTGTATGTCTTGATTAAGTCCTCAATCAGCGCAACAGGCTTCTGCGTTGGGTGTAATCCTGTGTAATCTTTTTTGTATTCAAGCACGTTGCTTTTGTACTTCTTGCCCTCTGGCAGGTTGAAAACCTTGCTGAAATCCCTGTTTATTACTGACAGCTCTTCAAATGTCATAAACCAATCAAGAGTATCAAGCCCGTATTTTAATGTCAGTTCGTTATATGTTTTTTCAGTGCATAGCCCGAACTGCGTGCTGTTAACTCTAAAAAAGTGGTCGGCTCCCTGGTGTCCAAATTCTGTGTGTATTTCCTTTTTACTTAACCCAATAAAATACATCACCTTTTTAGCATAATCGCGCAATGGGTGCTGTGACAGTGTATCGTATTTCTTGAAAAATACGCAAATGTCCTCTGTATAGTTCAAAGGTGCTTTTCTTGCCAACAGAGCATGTCCGTAGTCATCTTTCAACCATGTCATACAGTAGCTGAATGGAAGATTGCCGTGTGCGTCATTTATAAGCTTAGTTGTGTAGGGTTGCTGGCTGAATAGAATAAGTGCGCCGTTTGTGCGTAATAATTTATTGCATTTATCAAGCATTGCTTCTTGGTTTATTGTTTCGTCCCATCCAAAGCATTCATCTCCACGGCAAGCTTCCAGCTCCTTGTAATTCAATCCCTTCATTGAGCCATAAGGCGGATCTGTAATAATTGCATCAACAACAACACCGCGATCTATAAGCTTGTCCATTTCTGCTAAGCATTCGCCGTGTATTAACTCAACTAGCATCGTTTCATCTCCTTGTTTATCCCTTACGGCTGGCGGCTGCGAAATGGTAGCTCTTTAACCCCTCTGGTTGTGAGGACTACCGACACTTCTCAAGTCATCACCACTAAGTGGTTTCATATCTTTCTGCTTGTAGTGTTACATACTGTGCAAGTAGTGATCCTTGGAAACTAGTAAGATACAAGAATATGGAGTGACTTCGATGCGCGGCTGCATGCCACGTACATGAGTCTTCTTAAGGTGTCGTGGTCGCGACAACGTCTCAGGTTCACTAAGTCAATGAACGCATGTTTGTACGAGCTTCCTTGTGACTTGTGTATTGTGCTACTCTGCGCGTACCGCAAGTCGCAGAAGATAGAATTCTTAATCTTGAAATACTCCTTCCAGAGACGCTTGTTCCCTTTCGCCGCGTTGGCAATGGTGCGCATCAGCTTGGCTTTGGCTTTAATATCAGTAGCGACGAACGCTGAGAACTTAGGCAGTGCTGTCTTGTCAGTGTATGACTCTTCTAACGTTTCCAGGTCCTCGAAGACATCAACCTTGTAGCCCCGTACACTTACACCCCACTCACTTTCGTAGTTGTAAGGTACGGCATTCTTTGCAAACACCTCTTGACCATTCTGTAAATCTGACTCCCTTTTCCACTCGCCCGTCTCGGGGTCTTCGGTTAAGGATTCATGCGGGTTCGCTGCTACTAAGCACTCGCCGTCTGCAGGGTAGTCTTTCGGCAGTCCTAAACTTTCACGTATAAATGTAGCAGTTTCCTGCACGGTAGCGTTAGTGTAAGACAAGGCCTTGGCGTAGTCCACATCACGTGCCTTGAACCCTTCATGCATATGATCTTCGAGTGCAGCATCAAAGGCTTCTGGGTCCTCGTAGACAATAATGTCTGACCCTGTATGAAAGGACTTGATATCAACGCTGGAAGAATCTCGAACTGCGTGCACCAGCGCATTGCTCAGCTCAAGAATCGTATTGTTGTGTCGTTTAACTTCTTGTAGCTGTACTGTTTGTTCCATGAACAGTGCAGGAGATAAGTCCTCATTGACTGGTGGCAACTGGAAGGGGTCGCCTACGAGGATAAACTTCCTTCCTTTTTTCGCTCGTGCTGCAGCAGTAGCATAGCCGTAAAGATCCTCGCCCATCATGCTGCTTTCGTCAACGAAGACAATGTCGGCGGTCATATCGAAAGTGTCGTCACTTTTGGTGAACTCTTCTGTTCCTGTGCGGTAGTCGACCTTGCATACTACACCGAGGTAACTGTGAAGCGTCGTTATTTCTGGGATTAACTTCTCAGCCATGCCCAAGTCTTCAAAGTTGCCGCGTAAGATGTTGCATGCTTTGTGTGTTAATGCTGTGAATACTACACGCTTCTTTGTATGAAGTGCAAAATACATACAGATAGCCAAGAATGTCTTCCCTGACCCTGCTTGTCCTGTAAGTGATATCATCACATTCTGGTCAAGAGACAACCATTCTAGCAATTGTTTGGCGGCGGCTTCCTGGCAACCCGACAATTCAAATTGTTTTTCTGCGAATATGGCAAAGGCTTCATCGATAGCAAACTGATCTTGTACTTCTTGTACTGGTATGTCTTCGGGCAGATAGCTGTGTTCGGTCATGTGAACAATTCCTTGATCCATGTTTCGCCTTTGCTTGTTAGGACTAGTTGGAAGTAGACCTCATTGTTGGCGCGGTTTGGTCGCGTTACAGCAGCAACAAGTCCAGTTCGTAGTCCTGATGCTGACGGACGCCACTTTGCATAGTCATCCTTCTTGTAGATATATAACTTCCTTGATAACAAGTTGAACACTTGTTTGGGTGCGATGCTGATATCCCGGCAGAAGGATGTGACTGTTCTGGGACTTCCTAGACTTTGTTCGGCGCCACTTCTTGTATTCTCAAGCTCTTCCACTGCTGCTTTGATAGCCATTTCCATGAACCCAAAACTTGGGTGCTTGTCCTTCATGGTAGCGCATACAGAAATGGCTAGCTTTGTACTGACGTAAGTCTTGCCCTCATAAATAGTTACTTGTGACTTCGGGCAGATTACATGCGTGTTGCTATTGTCGCAAAGCTCTTGCATCACTTTGGCTTGCAGTATGTATCCATGCTTGTTAGATCTAATGACTTCCATGTGTAAACCTCTCATCTATAACATACTGGAAAACTCATGATCTTCAACCGTCAGCAATGTCTTGGTCATCTAGGGCGTCCATCAGATCTGCGTATTCCTCTTCGCTCAGGTCCATCGCTTCTACTTGTTCCTCAATAGAAGAAGTGTCTACCTTAGCAGGCGTGTTATGTGCCTTGGTCGGTGCTTCTTCAGTCACGTATTCGAAGTATGCAGATATTGCTCCCCCTGTGATGGTGCCTTCTGCTGAATGTGTGATAGCAGAGTAACCAGACTGTGTAACGGCATCTGCGACGTCCTTTGAATGTGGGAGTATCCTTTGCGTCTCAGGGCACGTGTATGTGCCTAGTGGGTGGTCTACCTTCAATTTGTTAGTTCTGCCTTGTTTGACCATCTCAAGGTTTTTCAATTCTTGTCTAAGAAGCGGGCTGTCCGGCAACTCCCACGTGCCTTGTGTGATGTTACTCCTCAATGTGTCATACGGGATAGTTGTGCGGTCCACTGATAGCAGCTCTGCAGTAATGCCTGCGGCATTGAGGTCTTGTATTACAACTGCAGATTGGAATTGATCCGCGGTCACGAGTTCTATGCTAATGGTACCAGACGTATGCAGTCCAATGAGCCAGTCCCGAAGTTCTCCTATCGGTATCTCTGAGGACTTAGCATTCTTAATCGCGATTGCAAATTCAGTGCGGACGAGGGGTGTCCTTACCACAGCACCGTCAACAGATTTTGACTCCTTGAATCCTTTGATGTAGCTGATTGCTACGCCTGTCTTATCTCCTGTCTTCGATAGATCCAATCCTATAAAGCGGGGAGCGTCAGTAGGCTCTGGTGTGTAAGGGATAGCAAGATCTACTCCCTTCTGTAGCTGTAAGATGTCCTTCCCACAAGGTATGGACGTAGCCAAGTCGATTCCTATAGAGCCAGGCAACCAGCTTGATGTTGACTTGGTGAGCACATTAGCGATGTCTTGTAAAGACGATATCAAGTCATCCTCAAACTCCTTCTTATGCTCCACAGGAACTTCGAGTACTTTCGACTGGTCGTAATCAGCAATGTTGTCGTCTATGATAACTGGGTCATTTTCAAAGTCACCAATGAAAACAGGGAATGTGCGACCGCAATACAGGCCTTCTTTGAATCCGTGTATCTCCCAGTAGGGATACAGCAACACAGTGCACTCCTCATCTAGCTGCTTACCTTTCAAGAAGTCAGAATTCACGAAGCTATCTTCGTCTGCCATAGAGCTGTCTATGTACATTCTTCCTGGATACAGACCATACTTGGACTTAGCAAACATAAAGCGTGAACGGAACCTACGTAGGGCGTTTGTATACACGTCATACGCTTGTTTCTTAGTCGTATTGCTGAATGCTAGCTCTGACAGTACAGCACAGAAAATATCAGTACCTAAAATCTGGTTACCACGTGAACCATAAATGACATCAACATTGTTTGGAAACAGTGTAGTAGCCTTCGCCTTCTTCGCGTCCTTCATCTTTTCAATAAAGAACGGTGATTCCTTGAAAAGCAGTACCAGTTGGTCATATAGGACAGCCTTAGCGAGATCACGTGACCTGTTAACACAAGCAACCGTCAGGGCTTTGATTTTACCTGTACCTAAGTACTTGTGAGGGTCGTTGAGGCACAGAACGCGGCATGTGTCGTACGCTGCTGCGATTAAGGCAGTCGTTGTCTTACCACTACCGATAGCGGCTGCTAGCAGGACTTCTTTCTTACTACACTTGTAAGGATTGGGGAATAGCTCTTGCAATGCAGTTCGCCATACAGGGAAGATGTCGATTACACAAGATCCTGTTTCGACACTTCCTAAGAACTCTGGGGAGTCTAGGAACTCATCTATAGTGGGAACTCTTCTGGCGTAACCAGATTGCAGTGCCAGGATGTGCCGTACTTCATCAACACCATACTTCTCTACTAGTCCAGCAAGGTCAAGACTCATTCAGTTGCCGCAACGCTGCTACAACTTCAGCTGTAATATCAGGAGCAGCTTCTGCTTCAGGGCCGTCCTTATTGATCAGTCGTAACAATGCAGCAGCGTCATCCTGTTTGATTACTGAATCGATCTGCATTGCTGCGTCCTTGTTGGATATCAGCAATGTGCGATACAACGACATCAACTGGTCAGTTTGTAGGTCTAGACCGTCCGTAAGCATTTTCTCGATTAGCTGGTTTTCTACAGCTTCTGCCAATTGCAAGATCTTTTTGGTTCTACGAAAATTGATTTCAGCGATACCGATTGATCCCGCGCGAAGACCAAGAAGCTTTCCTTCTGCGTCTGTCGCATCGTGGATATATTGAGTAGCTACCTGTATGGTATCTACAGCAGGTGCAGTTTTCTTGCTGATTAGCGTTCGTTTATTGATAGTGGGCCGGCTCATAACTAAAAGCGGACCCCAGGAACGCACAGCAGCAGGATTAAGAGGGTGGGGGAGACCTGCTGAGGCATTACAACTGGGGTCCTAGCTGACCAAGGGCTGTTGATCGAGAGCCTTGATCAGTGTCTGGTTGTGGATTCTTCTTGAGCCAGGCACTATACGTACTAACAGTTGTAATCACAACTACTTGTTGGTGCGAGCATGCGCGAAGGTCACGAAAGTACACTTTACCATGTGCAATCAAGTCGATGCAGCGCAATACACGCTTGCCTCTAAAACTGCCCTTATGTTGCATTCCGATTTCAAGTGTCAAAAGAATCCCCTTATTGCTCGTATGCTACAACATACGGACATAACACCCATTCTTCTGAAATCTTTTTTTTTGGCTGATGTTCTTCTAGCATAACTTTGGCAATTAGTTAACATTGCATGCCACTTTCAAGGTTGCAGCACACAATGAGCATGGTACTGATTAGGCATGCATGCTACTTGTACGGGTGTAGCGTCGACTGTACCGCGTTTTTATTCTAATTTGGTGCCAAGGTATTGATTAGAAGTCAAACTTGATTTGACGCGGTTCGTCGCGATCGATTTCCATAGGGTCGATCAAGTACGGCTCGCTAGTTTCACTGTGGCAATCGTCGCACCACAATTCCTCACCTTCTACATTCGTGTCGAATGCTGTTAGAACCCTCCCGCAATTGCAGCATTTTTCTATCTCTGCTTCTTCGATACCAGTGAACATTGATGACATGATTGGATTCTCCTTGTTGTTTACATACGGCAGTACTACTGGAAATTTAGCATTAACAAGCAAACTTTTAATTATGTAG